CTTCTTCTTCATCTTCTTCTTCATCTTCTTCTTCATCTTCTTCTTCATCTTCTTCTTCATCTTCTTCTTCATCTTCTTCTTCATCTTCTTCTTCATCTTCTTCTTCATTTTCATCTTCTTGTTCATAATCTTTATTATATTCATCTTCAGTTTCTTCTTTTTTGTATTCAGATACTTTTTGTTTGACAGTTTTAGGTTGTTTAATTTCATTATCATATCTAACTTCAGATAATTCTAATATTTTTTCAAAAGGTATTATATCTCTAATTGTATTTTTAATTATTTTTCTAATATTTTTTTCAATTAAATTTAAATGATATTGTTTTTCAGAAGGTTTTAAATTTTTTGTTGCAAATAGATAAACATTTTTCCAACAATAAATACTAATATTAATTAAACATTTATGAATAAAATCATATGGTTTAATAATATCTAAATCATTACGAGATATTTTAACATTTGTTAAATCTATTTTAAGTTTAATATCTATAATTACAATTTTTTCGAGTAATTTATCTAAATATTTACAACTTGTTTTTTTAATTAATTCATCATATTCATCTTTAATTTTATTATTATTCCAACTTTTAATATTAACAAGTTCTTTTTGAAATTGACTAATATTCATATTAACATCATTATAAATCTTATAAATTTTTTTTGCTAATGGTGTTGAAAAAGTATCTAATAAGTGTTCAATATATTCTTTTTTAGTATCTAATAATACTTGCATTTAATTAAAAAGTTATTTATAATTAACTATAAAAATATATTTTTATATTAATTTATTATAATAGAAGAAGTATCAAATGAAAAAATTTTATTATTTTATAGAAGATTTGGATATTACTAATGATAAAATACCAGATGGAGTTTTGGTGCGTCAATTTATAATAGATAAAAAAAATAACTTTTATATTTATACTAAAAATAATTATATATCTAAAGAAATGCTTGAAAAAATATTAGATGATTTAATTATATCATCTAATAAATCATCTGTTAAACCTATATTAGTATCAAATAAAACAATTAATGCAATTAAAAATAAATTAATAAGTATTGATAAAATACCTCGTGTTATTTTAAGTAAAAAATCTTTTTTTGCACATCTTATACATAATAAACAAATTGATATAAAAAAATTAATAAAGGATCTTAATAAAATATTTTCATAATTGATATTAGAGATAATGTCAAAACGTAAATTTTATTATATAATTGAAGAATTAGATATTGATGGAGATAAACAAGCGGATGGTTTTTTAATTAGTCAATATAGATTAGATAAGCAAAATAATAAAATATTTACAAAAAATAAATATACAACATTTAAAGATTTTAATAATTATGTACGAAAAAATAAAGGAAAATTAGAAAAAAAAGGTGGTCAAAAATCGGTTGGACAATTATTACCAGTTCAAAATAATAATGATTTAGTATTTTTAACAAAAGAACAATATAATAATTTTATGAATATGAAACAAACTAATCAATTTCCACATCAACATTATAATGATCGTTATCGGCAACAACATTATCCTTCTAATTATCCTTCTAATTATCCTTCATATTATCCTTCTCATTACCAACAACATTCACATCAACATCCGCCACCAGTAATGGTACAAGGTAGTGGAGGTTTTATGTCAAATTTAACATCTGGTATTGGTATTGGTGCAGGTGTAAGTATAGGTGATTCATTAATGGATGGTTTTATGGGAATGTTCTAATGTGTAAAATTTAAATTAAAAAAACAAAAATATTTTTGTTTCTATATTAAGGTTTGCAGTAACTACACACACAACCGATTAAAAAGTCTAACGGCATCAGACTTACGGTCAGCAGGAAAAGCATCAACTTTAAACTCGCCAGAACCATCGACAATTACATAGAAGACATCATCGATAAGACATATTACAACTTTACGCCCATCAAAGAAATCTTCATTGTAAATATCACTTTGACGAACAAGGATAAAAGAAACCTCATCAGAGTCCAATACATATTTGCAAAGAAAATAAGAATCTTCAAAAGAAAAGAAACAATAATCATATGTCAAATGAATTTTATTGACATAGAAAAGAAGGGTATTTAAACCATAAATATTATCATATTTCTTGACTCTAGTGTTTCGCTTAATCATCTCTGATAAAATATCGTCCATTTTGGATTCAAAATTTAAATATTACTATAAAATCATTTTTTTATTTTTATAGAGTATTAATAATAGAAATTAATAAAATGGATATTAATACTAAAATAAATGATATTAAGAAAAATGCTTATGATCGTAAAATAAAATTATTTTCATTTTTAGAAAATTATAAATTTCATGATAATCAATCAATAAATGATTTTGTAACAAATCAAATGTTAATGCATGAAATAAAAGAAAGAAAACAAGATAAATATACATATTGGGTAGATGGTGGTTTATCATGGTATTATTGGTATAGAGATTTTCTAGATGTATTAGATATAACACCTGAAAATTTTGATAAATCAATGAGTTTATCTATATGTAATTTAAAATTTCAATATATATTTAATGATATGGAATTATGGAATCAAAAGATAATATTATTATATAATTTTGTTTTACAATTAAATAAATTATTATCAGAAAAAGGGATTAAATGTTATGTAGAATGTGAAAATTTTGATTATAATCCAGATAGATTTCCAGTATTTGATACATTTCAAACAAATACAAAAAAAACACCATATTATAATATTAAATTAATTTTTGATTCATATGCTGATGCAATGAAAATTGATGGAGGTGCTAAATCACCATCAAATAAAGGTGCATTAGAAAAACGTGAAAAATTATTAAAAAGATTTCAAGAAGGTTTTAAATCGTTAGGAAAACAAAGAAAAGAATATAAAGAAAAAGTGGAAAAAGAATTATTAATTTTGGAAAATTTCAAAAGTAAATTAACAGATTCATTTGATATATATAGAGAAAGTGAAATTTTAAAAGGTAAAATATTATTAGAATATAATTTAGAATTTTATCATAGTGAAAAATCAATAGATACAAGTGGAGTTTATAGACCATTTAATATGAAAACATTTAGAGAAAATTATTTAGCAAAAATTGAGAATAGAGACATTATAGAAAGTATGGGAACACAAACATTTAATCCAATTTATACACGACAATTTTTAAATAGATTTAATTATATTGGTTTAATGACAAAAAGTATATTAAATGTAAGTAAAGCGGAAACAAAAATAGAACCAGAATCTGAATTAAATATAGATAATATTAGACAAAAAATATTTTTTGAAAAATTTCTAAATTTATCTAGAGAACAATTTGAAAAAATTAAAGACAATGATATAATTCCAAAATATCAATTTTTATTTAAAGGAGCAACTTTTAATAAAACATATGATGATTATGAAAGTAATAAATCTATAATTTTAGTAGCAATTTTAGAAATAATAGTAAGTCTTTATAATATGTTATATTCAAAATATCCAAATTATAATATATTTTTTAGTGAACGGGTAGGAAGTATTAAACATGAATATACATATAAATATTTTGTAGATTTTATTGATTTTATTGATAGATATTTTATGAATTTATTTAGACCAGCAATTAATGCATTTATAAGAGAAATAAATGATGAATTATATGCAACACATCAAGTTAAATTATTTATAGCAGGTGGTGATTCAATGCGTCGTTATGTATATGATAGTTCAAAAACAGCAGATATAGATACTAAATTACATTTTGCAAATGCAAAATCAAATCCAAGATATTCACAATCAAAAAAAGAAATTGAAGAAAGTATAAATAGTATAGTAATTAAACATATAGTAACATTAAGAAATTATTTAGAAACAAATAAATTATCAAATAAGGTTTTAGGAAGTTTAATATCTGAAAAAAATAATGGACTTAATGTTTTTAATTTAAGTAATGAAAATTTAGATATAAATGTTGATGTTGTTATAAATGCTAGAAATAATTATCAATTTAGAAATAGAAAAATAGATGCAAATAAAACATTACCTGTAGATTTATATTCAATTGATTTTAGATATTCAGTTGATATATTTGATAAAACAACACCAAATCCTTATAGAAATTCAACAAATCCTGAAAATATGAAAAATAAAAGTAAATTTAATACTAAACGTCAAGTTGCTTTATTAGATATTGTTATTGGTGCTAATACAGATTTTGATGAATCTGATTTTAATGAAATAGATAAAATTTCTTATGCTAGTAAGAAATTTTTATTAAAAGATATTGAAAATACTTATAATAATGAAGAAATGGCATTAGGTAGAATATCAAATCAAAAAGTAGAAAAAGATATTAAACGTTATAAACAATTAAGTGTAAGTGGTGATAATATTGTTTATTTATTTGAAAATGCACCACAAGAAGCATCAACATTAATGACAATATTATCACCTGATTTTACATCAGAATTAAAAGTAATTATAGATAAAATTGCAAAAAAAGAAACTTTAACAATTCAAGATTTTTTTATTATAAAAGATAATTTTGATAAAATAAAGGATTATCTTAAAACAAATAATTTAAATGATTTATATGAATTATTATCAGAACTTTTAAATTTTAACATAAATCTTCCATTTGAAAATTTAAATATATATGATATTGATTATCATGATTATTCAATTGCAAATGTTAATAATACAAATAATCAATTTTATCAAGTATTTAAATATTTATGTAATAATAATTTAAATGAAGAAGATGATAATAATTTTAAACATATAGTATCATATTCTGAATCTGTAGTTAAAAAAATATTTGAATCTTTAAATGATGATAATATAGGTAAATTTAATTTAATGATAGATTATAAATGTTTAGCACAACCAACAAAATCATCAGTATCAACATTAACATCAACATTAACATCAACATTAACATCAACATTAACACAACAAGAATTAGATGAAATAGAAAAAAAGAAAAAAGAGGAAACATTAAAGAAAAGAAAAGAGACAATTGAAAGAAAAAAGAAAGAAGATGAAGAAGCACAAAAAAGAAAAAAAATGGAAGAAGAATTAAAAAAGTCTAATCAAAGTAATAGTCGAAGTTTACGTGCTTCAAAAAGAGGAAATATTTAAAAATAAAAATAAACAAATATTTATTTTTTTTAATTTAAAAAAATGATTTTAAAATTATATAAATCGAATAACATTTATAATTATTAATGGATCCTCAACAAATACTCAAGGATGATTTTTGCTGGGACATTCTAGATACTTATTATACAAAAGGAAATAGTCCTCTAGTTAAACATCAAATTGATAGTTATAATAAATTTATTAACACTACATTACCACAAATTATATCTGGTTTTAATCCTATTAAAATTAATACTAATACAAAAAGTAATGATATTGATAATAATAATATTCAAAAAATTTATATTAATGTTTTACAACCATCTTTAACAAAACCTATTTATCAATTACCAGATGGAACACAAACTGTAATGACTCCTTATATTGCTAGAATGAATAATTTAACTTATTCGAGTTCATTATATGTAAATGTTCATATAATAATTGAAGTAATTAACGAAGATGGAATTTTACAAAAATTAGATAAATATGTAAATAATGTCTATATTGGTAAAATTCCTATAATGGTTAGATCAAATTCATGTGTTCTTTATCAAATACCAGCATTAGGTGATAATAATAATCAAGAATGTAGATATGATTTTGGTGGTTATTTTATAGTAAATGGTAATGAAAAAGTTTTAATTATGCAAGATAGAATTAATGAAAATGATACATTAGTATTTGCACCTAATAATAATAATGATGGTGTATATGCTGAAATTCGTTCAATGAGTGATTCATCATATTTACCATCTAAAACTACTAGTCTAAATATGGTTGGAAAAATGAATCATATGGGACGAAATATTCGTTTAAATACATCATTTTTAAGAACCGAAATTCCAGTATTTATTATGTTTAGAGCATTAGGAATTATAAGTGATAAAGAGATTATTGAACATATTGTATATGATATGGATAATAAAGATAATCAAAGAATTATTACACAATTAATGGCATGTTGTGAAGATGCATCAGATATTCACACACAAGAACAAGCAGAAGAATTTCTGATTAAAAATATGACAGGTATTAATAAAAATTCAACTAATTCAATAAAATTATTAAAAGATAATATTATGAATGATTTTCTGCCACATGTTGGTAAAAATTATAGAAGAAAAGGTTTATATTTAGGTTATATGATTTTTAAAATGATTCGTATTTATCTTAAATATGATGATTATGATAATAGAGATTCCTATATGAATAAAAGAATAGATACACCAGGTGTTTTAATGAGTAATTTATTTCGTCAATGTTATGGAAAAATGACAAAAGAAATAAAAGGACTTATTGAACGTGAATTAAATTTATGGAGAGCAAATCATACACGTTTAACAACTGATATTATTAGTGATAATAATATTCATCGTTTTTTTAAACATTCATTATTAGAGTCATGGTTAAAATATTCACTTTCAACAGGAAATTGGGGAATAAAGAGTATTGGAAGTTTTCAAAATATTCGTCAAGGTGTTTCACAAGTTCTTAATCGTATGTCATATGCTTCTACTTTATCTCATTTGCGACGTATTAGTACAGCAATGGAAAAGAATGGAAAGTTAGTTCAACCTAGAAAATTAGATAATTCACAAATGAATATGATTTGTCCAGCAGAAACACCTGAAGGTGCATCAGTTGGATTAGTTAAGAATATAGCATTAAGTACTAATATTTCAATTGCAATGAATAGTACTCATATTAGAACATTATTAATTGAATTAGGAGTTAATATATATGATGATAGTTATAGTTATATTATTGAAAATAATGATAAATGGTTTATGGAAACTGAAACCATTAAAAATACAAGAACAAAAATTAGTAATTTTCTAAAAGAAATGGGAAATCCTGCAAATGTTTATGTTCAAATAAATGGTGATATAATCGGTTATCATACAAATCCAAATGAATTATATAAAACTCTTAAACATTATAAAAGAAGTGGGGTTATTTATCCTATGACTTCTATTATTTGGAATATTCTTAAAAGAGGTATTATTATAAGTACTGAAGCGGGTCGTATGTATAGACCTTTATTAATTGTAGATTACGATGATGTAACTCAAACATCTGAATTAAGAATTATTAAAGTTCTAAAGGAAAAACATATTTCATGGAATGAATTTATTAAAAATAAATCTTTTAATGAATTCATTTCTCCTAATAATGGAGAAGAAGGAGTTATTGAATATTTAGATTGTAATGAAATTAATCATTCAATGTTAGCTATTAATTATTTAGAATTATATAAACCACCTAAAGGAAATACACTTCCTATTCATTATACTAATTGTGAGATTCATGCTAGTTTAATGAATGGTATTTTAGGAGTTAATATTCCATTTAGTGATCATAATCAATCACCTCGAAATTGTTATCAATGTTTAAATGAAAATGAAAAAGTTATGTTAAGTAATGGTTCAATGATTTTAATTAAAGATATTAAAGAGGGTGATGAAGTAGTTTGTTTTAATCCACAAACAATGAAAAAAGATATATCAAAAGTTATATATAGATATCATAGAATTACTTCAAAAACGGTATTTAATATTAAAGTTATATCTGGTAGAAGTATTACAGCAACTTATGATCATAAATTTATGACAAATCAAGGTTGGATGGAAGTTAAAAATTTAGAAGAAAATGTTAAATTAGGAATTATAATTAGTCCTGATTATGTTGATAATATGAATGGTATTAAAAAATCAATGACATCTAATTTAGATTTAAATTTAAATAATTATTTAAAAACTATTAATTTATCAAATGTTTATAATAATGATTATTATGCACCAATTATTGCAAGAATGACTGGTTATTATTTAAATAATAAATTAAATTTTCAAAATGAAACAGATAAAAATGAATTTGAAAATGATGCAATAACTATTGGATTTAAAGATGGAATACTTGATATTCATTTAACATTATTTTTAAATAATATTAGTAATAATTATAAAAGTTGGATATTATATTCTAGTTCTTTAGTTAAACGTGAATTTGTTGCAGGTTATTATGCAAATATTAATGATAATGATAATAATAATGAATTTATTAAAACTATTTTAGATCAAAATAATATTACATATGATAATATTAAATTTATAAATCTTATTGGAATTCGTTATAATAATAAAAAAATGCAAGAATTACTAATTAAATATGAGTATTCACAATATGTATTAGAAAGTTATAGAAGTGATAAAATTAGTAAAAATTATACATTAGAAGATTTTAAACAAATTGTTGAAATTAAAGGCAATTTAATGTTTATTCCATTTGAATCAAAAATAATTAATACAAATAACATTATTGCTGATATTACTATTGAAAAATCAGATTATCATAGTTTTATTGGTGGTAATGGATTTGCTGTAAGTAATTGTGCTATGGGTAAACAAGCATTAGGTGTATATGCAAGTAATTTTAATTATAGAACTGATACAATGGGTAATATTATTAATTATCCACAAAAACCTATTATTGCAACAAAATTATCTAAATATACATATAATAATGAATTACCTTCTGGTGTAAATGCAATTGTTGCAATTATGACACATACTGGTTTTAATCAAGAAGATAGTGTTATGATTAATAAATCTGCATTAGATAGAGGTTTATTTACAAGTACTTATTATAAAATATTTCGTGACCAATGTACTAAAAATCATAGTTCTGGAGAAGAAGAAATATTTACAAATCCTAAAAATTTATGTGAAGTTAAACCATATTCATATGATAAATTAGAAGAAGATGGATTTGTTTCAAAAAATACTTATGTAGAAAATGGAGATATCATTGTTGGTAAAGTTATGCCAAGAAAACTTAGTGGAAAAATTACTTATCAAGATAATAGTATTTATATGAAATCAAATGATGATGGATATGTTGATATGAATTATACAGGTACTAATAGTGATGGTTATAAATTCTGTAAAATTAGAATTAGAAAAAATAGAAAACCTGAAGTTGGTGATAAAGTTGCTTCTAGAAGTGCTCAAAAAGGAAGTTGTGGTATGATTTATGAACATAAAGATATGCCTTTCACTAAAGATGGTATTGTTCCAGATATTATCATTAATCCTCATGCTATTCCATCTAGAATGACAATGGCACAATTAATGGAATGTATTATGGGTAAAGTTGGTTGTTTCGTTGGTGCATATGGTGATGCAACACCTTTTACAGATTGTACAGTTGAAAGTATTGCTAAAAATTTAGAAAAAACAGGTCTTGAACGTTATGGTAATGAAATTATGTATAATGGAAGAACTGGAGAACAAATTAAAACAGAAATATTTATTGGTCCTACATATTATCAAAGATTAAAACATATGGTTACTGATAAAATTCATTCAAGAGGTAGTAATGGACCAATTGTTATGCTTACACGTCAATGTAGTGAAGGTAGAGCAAGAGGTGGCGGATTACGTTTAGGAGAAATGGAAAGAGATTGTTTCATTGGTCATGGTTCTGCATTATTTTTAAAAGAAAAGATGTTAGATTGTGCTGATAATTATCGTGTATTTATATGTAAAGAATGTAGAATGATTGCAAATGTTAATCCAGAAAAAAATATATTTAAATGTATTCATTGTAAAAATGCAACAGATATAGTTCAAATTAGAATTCCTTATGCATTTAAATTATTAACTCAAGAATTAAATACAATGAATGTAATCATGAGATATATATGTGAATAAATTATTTATAGATAATCATTAATAAATAATCATTGATAAATAACTATTTATTAATGATAAAAATGGTTATTTTTTTAAATGGTTTATATGATATTTGTTGTAGTCTATCAATTTTAATTACTGATAAATATTTATCAAGATTACATTTAGATTTATTTATAAAAAAACCAGATAAAATAACAAAACATTTTTTATCATTTTGGATAATGACATATGGAATTATAAGAACTTCTATTGGTTTTTTTCCTAAATCATATGAAATAAAATTATTGGCAATTATTTCATATTTAATAGAAATTTTTTGTTTTGAATATGAAAGTTATGTTAGTAATAATTTAAATAAAAATAAAATAAGATTTATAAGTTTGATTTCAACTTTTATTGTTTATAAGGCGGTTTTGGACAAATAGGTTTATGAACATTTATTTTTAAGTTATTATAATTACAATTATTTATCAGAGGTATTATTTGTAATTCAGGTTTTGTTTTTGTATTTCTATATTTCAATAGTTTTTTATTATGGTTATTTGGAACAACACCCATATAAAATAATGTAATTGTTGAAGCAAAATCTGCAAGTTTATGATTGAAATATATTAAATAACTTCCATTAAAATCAGACAAATATCTATCTTCACTTAAATGATTTAATTTATTTAAATGAATATTATAATAAAAACTTTCGATTTTTTTTATTTTATCTAATGATAAATATTCATTTATTAAATATTTATCAATATTAACATGTTTTGATATTATTAATTTATATTTTTTTTGCTGTTTTTTAGTAATATTATATTTAATTGCACGTATTCCACTTGATGATATAAATGGTACTAATATATATATTATTAGTTTTTTTGAATCATTTGAATCATTTGAATCATTTGAATCATTAATATCATTAAAATTATCATAATCTTTTATAAATGAAGTTATATTATTACGCATTTGCAAACCAGAATAAATACAATCATCTGGAAAAATTATAATATCTTTATTTTTTAATTTCTTTAAATCATTTTTATCAGATGAAATTAAATTAAATGAATAATTATAATTTAATTTTTTAGATATATATTTTATATAATCAAATATCCATTTATTAGATTTATTTTCAAATTTTTTTGTTTTATATACATAAACAGTTTTAATATTTTTTTTATTTAAAATTTCTAATAATTTTTTTACCGATTTATATAAATTTTCTATAAATTCTAAATGATTTACATATTTAGTTTTATCTAATATTTTCTTTACAATAGGTCTTATATTTATATCTGATGCATTAATAAATTCTTTTTTATTTATAAGTGAATGGTCTTTTAATTCTTCTATAGGTTTCATTCTTCTATTATAAACAAAAATAATAAAAATTATTAATATTTATTATTTTAAATTTTTGGATATAAACTTAATAATCCTTGATTATTATTTTTAATTATAATTCTAATATCTTCTAAATGTTCCTCATTTGTTAATTTTACTTGATTAATCCATTGACTTTTTAAATAAGAATCTTTTGCTTGATTATTTAATTGATTTCTATCTTGTTCTATTATTATTCTTCCTGCATATTCCATTAATTTCATTTCTAAATCTGATTTCCAATAATTATGATTGAGTGTAATAAACCATCTTGTTTTATCTTTTGATAAAGGTAAAAAATTTATATTAACAAATAAATTTTCTTTATTATTCATTGATACACAAGACCATGTAGTATATGGATATTCATATATATGAAAATTTTTAGTTTTTTTTAAATTATCTTTTAAATATTTAAAATTAGTATTTGTATTATAATTAAAAAATAAACCTAATTTATTTTTATAAGCATAAGTTTTTAAATTTGAAATTGGACTATTATTATTACCAAATCCTAATATATTATTATGAATAAATTCAGGATGATTAACATCAAATGTATTATAAATACAATCTAATATATTAGCATTTATATCAATTGTAATATATGTTTTTTTATAATTTTTATTATTATAAAATGGTATTGATGGTGGTTTATTATTATTTTCATATGACCACCATAATTTATCTTGATAAATAACTGTTTTTCCAAATGTTAATTTTTCATTATGGTTTAAACCATGATAAGGACATACTAAACAACCATTTTTATTTATTTTTCCGCTATCTAATTTTGAACCATGATGAGAACAAATATTTATAGTTGATAATGGTAATGATTCATTTTTAAACCATATAACTAAAGGTAAATCTCCTATATTATATTTATTAGGTTTTTTAATATTAATATTTTTTATAAAATCTAAACAAAACCAATTATTATATATATTTGGAATATTCATAAATGGTAATACAAATTCAATTAAAAAAATTAATTGAATTAAAAAAATTTTAATTATCATTTCGAATTATAATAACATTTTAACTAACTTTTAAATATACGTAAAATAAAGTTATTAATGAAAAATTTAAATATTTATTAGTTTTTAATATAAATTTCATAAATATATGAATTAATACATATAAATTAATTGAATTTTTATTTTGTAAAATACCGTTTGAATTTATAAAATATGGTAATATTAATGATAATGTATAAATATAATGCCATTGATTATTAGTTATAATACGTTTTCTAACTAATGTCATTAAAAATGCTGATAATTGTATAGGAAACATTATTAAATATCCTGTTTCGTAATTTTTAGATAAAAGAAGAGATGTTGTTGCTACAATTTGAGAAATACTATAAAAATATTTATTTATTTTTATAAAAACCTTACTTATTAAAGTATCATTAGTATTATAAATTATATCTCTTGTAGTCGTTAAATTATTATTTTGATATTTATTTGTTATTAAATCTGCTATATAATGATGTAATATTATTATTATATATCTAGATATATAATAATTAAAATAACTAAAATAATTAAATAATAATGAATGATATATCATACAAATCGATCTAGAAGTAAATATAATATTATGTAATTGTAATTCTTTCCAAATAATAGTACTATTTTGATATCTTATAGTAGGAACTTTAAAAATAAATGATGATAATGATAATATCATATGAAGTAATGGAAAAAAATAATTAGTATCATTAAACATATATCCATTAAAATATTTTAAATAAAAACGATATATATAATGAATTAAACATCCAAAACCTAATAATTTATGTATATGTAAATAATCATGATGTGTTATTAAAGAATACATTTATATAATTTAAATATTAAGTACTAAAAATAATTTTAAATAATTTTTTATCTATGAATAAATTAAAGATTTTAATAAATGAGTAGTTATGAAGATAAATTAAATGATATTATAAAAGAATATAATATAAAAATAAATCCTGATGATAATAATTATGATTTAATACTTGATTATTTACAAAAAATAATAGAACTATTATATTCAGAATTATCATCAACTGAAGATGAAATAAAATTGAGAGATTCTTTATTAAGAAATTTTTATTTTATTAAAACATTTTTATCATTAGTATTACCTTATAAAACATTTGAAACTTTAAATGATGGTAAAATGATTGCAAATTCAGTTAATTGTAAATTTACAATTAGTGATATTATTAATATAAATGATACAACTGATACTAAACAACGTATTTTTAATAAAATTGTTCCTTATAAATCACAAACTCTTATTAAAGGTAAGGATTTATTATTAATTGATATATTATCTGCAATTATATTTGAATATATTTTTAATATTAATCCTCAATATAAAGATTTTATATCTCAATATAGAGGATGTGTATTATCATATTCTAAAGTTGAAGATAATAATGAATATTGGGATTTTAATTTATTGAAAAACATTGACTCTACAAATTCAGCATTTAATATTGATAATATTAAAAAAATTAAAAAACAAGAGGATGGAACAATGATTAGTGATACACCTGAAACTTTTTTTAGTGGTGTAAGTTTTAATAGTGAAAGTTTAAAGTCTCATGATGATAAATTTAAAACAGTAGAATCTATAAAAAGTACTGGTGTTGATGAAAAATATTATGATAATAAAGTTCTAATAGTTTTTTATGATGCAATTAATAATCCTTTAAGTGTATCAGATATATTTGAAGAATATATAGATGAAAATATTATAAAGGTTTTTTCATCTGTATTAGATTTATATAATTGTCTTCAATTTTTAGGTATTAATTATGGATTTATGCATAATGATTTACATATGGGTAATATATTATTTGATAATAATAAAAACAAATTAGTTTTAATTGATTTTGGACGTTCTACATTTGGAAAATTTAAAAAAAATTCAGAAAAAGAAATTGATGATAAACTTAAAACATCTTTTCAAAAACTTAATTATGAAGTAAAATTATTAAATAATCCTGAAGATGAAATTGATGATATAAATACTAAAAATATTTATGATAGTTCTAGAAAATTTATTAGAAAATCACATGTTTCTATTGAATTATTAGAAGATAAATATTTTGGAATAATTTTTGATTTAATTACATTTGGTGTAAATCTTTATCTTTATACTTTATATTTTAATTTTAAAAACTCAGAAGAAAAAGGAAAAAAATTCAAAGAAGCATTTGATAAAATTGTTAATATTACACCAAATAATAATGATATAGAAGATTATGTATTTAATAATGTTCAATATAAAATAGAACATTTAGAAGATAAAATAGATATATTAATTGAAAATTATCAAGAAGTTAAAAACAAATATATAGAAGAATATGATTATTCTCGTGAAATACCAAATTTAAAAGAAATATATATTATGTTATTAGAATGTCTATTTAATTTTGCATTATTTTTAATTTATCTTAATAAAAATTATACTAGTAATGATTATGATAATATTATATATAAATATTTTCAAATTATATATAAAGATAATCTTTTATTATTAAATTTTAAAGATTTTATTAATGACGAAATTATTCAAAAAACAGATAGAAAAACTAAATTAAGAGAATTAAATAATTCATTTTTTAGTAATTTTATAGGTACAAGTGGTGGTAAATATAAATCAAATAAAAAAGGAGGTTTAACTAATCAAATAGATAGAAAATTTATTTTACAAGGTAAAATGGAAAGACTATTAAAATATACTGAACCAACTGAAATAACATTAGAAGAAACATCAAATAAATATGAAAAAATTTTTAATAAGATTTCAACAAAAAATATGTCAGTTTCTTATTATACACCAACTAAAGTTACAATTGGTGGAAATAAAAATAAACGATTATTAAAAAAGAGATACTAATAATAATTATTTTTATATATATAAATAGAATTCTTAATACAATATGACTACAGAAATAAATGATGATAATTTACATATGATTTTATATAAAGCAAAATATTATAATGATTTACAATGTTTAATAGATGATTATAAACCTGATATTAGTTTATTTTTAAATTCATATGAAACTATTAGACAATATGTAATTAAAGTTAAAACATTAATTAAAGATTTATTGATTACATCTAATTCAAATATTATAAATGATATGTTTTTTTTAAAAACATATTATTTATTTTTAATATCATTTAAAAGTTATATAGCTGCAAATAAAGGTAAATTAACAACAAAAAATTCAAATAATCCATTTACAATAGCAGATATTGAAACCGATGATAATAAAAAAAATAGAATATTTTTTAAAATAGTTGATTATGATACACAATCATTTCAATTTGATAATGATAAATGTATTATAGATATACTTTCTGCAATTATATTTGAAACATTATTTTTAGAACTACGTAATTTTAAATATAGACATTTTATTCCAAAATATAAAGGATGTTTTTTAAGTTATTATAAAAGAATAAATAATAATCAATTGTTTTGGGATTATAATGATATTAAAAATATTAATGAAAAATATTTAACATTATATAATGATGAATCTATATTAAATCCAATAAAAAATATAAAATATAATACAAGATGTGCAGTAATTTTATATGATGCAATAAATGAACCTATATCTATAATGGATATATTTAAAAATTATAATGATGATAAAAGTACAGAAAATTTAAATTTAATTCATAAATTTATAAATAATATTTGTGATATTTATGATTTTCTTATTTATTTAGGTATAGAATATGGTTTTATGCATAATGATTTACATTTTGGAAATATAATATATAATCCATCAATTGATAAATTAATGTTAATTGACTTTGGACGTTCAAGTTTTGCAAAATATATTGTAAATAAATCAAAATTAATTGATGATTATTTGTTAACAGAATATATTAAACTTAATTTAAATAATTTTTTTAATAATACTTATTATACAAATATAGCAAATATAAAAGATGATACTGTAAATAAAATATATCATTTTTATTATAATGATGATATTTTTTGGTCTCATATATCTCAATTAATAAATAATAAATTTTTTGGTATAATCTATGATTTAATAACAATTTCTTTAAATACATATATGAGATTATTATATTTTTTAAAAATAACTAATTATATTCATATAGATGCATTTGAAAAATATTTTTCTTTAATTATTAAAGTAGATTATTCAAATAATATAAATAATTTAATTAATAATATACGTAATTTTTTAAGTACTGAAACAGATTTAGATAAATTAATGAATAATTATTTAAAAGTTAAAACTGAATTTGTTGATATTATAAATTGTCCTAAAACACGAAGAGTATTTAAAATGATTTTAGAAGGTTTATCATATACTGCTTTTTATTTTCATGCTATAAATTTTAAATATAATACTATTTATTTAGCAAATCAAGTATTAGCACCACGTGATCATTTAAAAAGTTTACAACTATTTTTATATAAAATTTTTAAAAATGAAAAATATATGAATATATTATCATCTGATACTTTTATAATGTATCTTGCAAATATTAAACCAACTATAAATGGTGGAACAAAAAAAAATACAAATGGAATATATTCTACATTTTCATTATATAAGAATATAAAAATTAAAAAAAATAGAAAAGTTTCTTTAGATAAAACATTTGATTTATATAATAAAATTCAAATAAATAAAACATTAAATTCACCATCAAAACAAACATTAAATACATCAAATAAAGTTAAAAAAGAAAGAATTTTAATAAATGAAAGTTAAAAAATTAATATTATAACATTTATAATAATAGATATAATTAATAAATAATTTGATATTATATTTTGTTCATTTTTAAAATGTTTTATAATTTTTATTTGTAAATCAAAATCATTCTTAAAATCATTTATTTTTTTATTTATATTATAATTTATATTATAATTTATATTATCTTCAAAATTTTCTAATTTTAAATTAATTTTATGGTCTATATTTTGATGAACATCTTTAATTAATTTTTCATTAATAATATTTATATTATTTATATTATTAATTTCTTCTTTTTCATTTCTTAATTTACTAAATATTAATGAAAATTGACTTTTATAATACCAATTTATTTTTTCATTATATGTATCAAAATGACATTCAGTTATTAATTTATGTAATTCTTTATAATAAAAATCATAATCTGGAATTTTATTATCATTATTATCTATAATTTTATTATATATAATCTCTTTATATTTTGTTAATATTATATTTAAATATTTATCTTTATCTAATTTAATATAAATACCATATAATTTTTCATGAAGTTCTTCTAAAATTATAATAGTTTTATTAATTTCATTATCTAATTTTTTAATATTATTATTAAAAAAACGTATAGATTTAATATTATTTTCAGTAATACTCATATTTTACTAATTTATTAGTAATATTTATATAAAAAATGAATATTTTTATTTTTATTAATAAATTAATAATATATATTAATGAAATTTTATATTACTAAAAAAAAATATAAAAAAATAAATAAATTACAAAGAATTGAAGAAGATAAAATTTTTATTGAAACTGATAATAATAAGTATAATTCGTGTAATCAAATTAATATATTAGATAAAATATATGAATATTATGTATTATTTATTAAATTTATTATCAATTATAAAAATTGATTTATAATTTTAAGTAATTGTTAATTATAAGCATGAAATATATTGATTTATTTTGTGGTATTGGAGGATTTCATAAAGCACTTGATTATTTAAATTGCGAATGTGTATTTGCATGTGATATTAATGAAAGATGTTGTAATGTTTATAATAGAAATTTTAATATAGAACCAAAAAAAGATATAACAAAAATTGATGAAAAAACATTACCAGATTTTGATATAATATGTGCAGGATTTCCATGTCAACCCTTTAGTAATGGTGGAAAAAAGAAAAGTTTTAATGATAAACGAGGTTTATTATTTGATGAAATAATTAGAATTGCTTCATTTAAAAAACCTAAATTTATGTTTTTAGAAAATGTTAAGCATATATTAAAAGTTTCAAATGGTAAAGTATTTGAATATATTAAACAAGAATTATTTAATATTAATTATAATCTTCAAATATTTAATATGTCACCACATAAATTTAACATTCCACAGCAAAGAGAACGTATTTTCTTTATTTGTGTTAGAAATGATATATATAAATCAGATATCAGTCTTTATTTTAAAAACAAAGATTTAAAAATCAATGATATTATTGATGATAATGATGATATTAATCATAAATATAAAATTAATGATGATATTGAAAAAGTTTTAAATGCATGGAATGAAATGATTAATATATTTGAAGTTGGTGAAAAGATTTCACCTACAATTTTAATAAATGATTATTATAAAAATTATGATGATGAAATTTTTAAAACTTTGCCTAATTGGAAACAAGATTATATGACTAAAAATAAACCATTAATTAATAAATATAAAATTCAATTTGATGAATGGTATTCTAAACATAAAGAATTGTTATTAAAAAGAGAAGTTTATGGTAAATTAGAATGGCAAACAGGAATTATAAAGAAAAATGAAAATATTTATAATCATTTTATTCAATTTCGCCAATCTGGTATTAGAGTTAAAAAAAGTGAGTATTTTCCAACTTTAGTTGCAATTGTTCAAACACCTATTTATGGTAAATTAAAAAGATATATCACACCTCGAGAATGTGCTAGACTTCAAAGTTTTCCAGATGATTTTATATTAGATACTAATGATAAATTTGCATATTCACAATTAGGTAATTCAGTTAATGTTTTTAATGTATTTACTATAATTAATTCAACATTTAAACATTATGATTTACCATATATAAATCAAGATTAAAAAATGGATTAAGATTTTGATATCAGTAGTTTACTTGAAGATTATATTACTATTGATTTTTCAAATGATATTAATAAAATTTGTACTATAATTAAAAAATTGATAATGATAATTATGATAATAATGATAATTATGATATAATTTTAAATTCAAGAATATATGATGTATGTCCTCAATTATTGCTTCAGATGAAAATAGAATAATTTTTTATTTTTTTATTTTTATATAAAAATAAAAAAAATAGTATTATTGAAAATGACATTAATTCATGTAGTGAAATTATTATGAAAGTTAAATTATTATAATCCATCAAATAATTCTTTAAATATATTTTTTGGTTTAATATGCATAAGGTCATTAGAGATAAATAAATTAAATTTTTCATTTTTATTTAAATTAATTACTAAATCCTGATTATTTTGTAACATATGAGTTATAAGAGATCCTTTATAACTAATATTTGCATCATTATTAATAATAAAATTACTTTTGACAATTGAATGAGGTATAACTATTATTATATTTTGTTCAATAATTACAACAACTGTTATTAAATCAGATAAATCTCTTTCAATTTTACTGGAATAATTATTAATAATAATAATATTTCCTGTTTTTTTAGATTTTGCTTTAATACTAATATCAACCTTTGTTGTTTCATCTAAAAATAAAGCACAATCATTTTTATATTCACTACCAAATTCATGTTCATCATCTAAATCAATACATTTATAAAATGATTTATGTAAACATTCAATTAATGACATTTGAATAAGAATACCAAATGCAAATTTATTTTCATTTTTAGCAGGAGGTATTTTTTTATAAATTTTATGACATTTTATAAATAAATCATTTAAATTATCCATTTTTTTTGATAATTCATTAACAATTTTATACGCAATCATTTAGTATTTAAATTTAAATACTAATAATCAATTTTTATTATTTATATAAGGAAAATTGATTATTAAATATTAAAGATGTCAAATGAAGGTATATATACTGCAGTTATAGTTGAAACAAGAATATCAGATTTATTTGAATTAGTTCTTGACAATTTTTATAATCGTCTTGATAAACGATGGAATTTTATGATTTTTTGTTCATTAAATAATAAGGACTTTTTAGTTAATTTAATAAGAGATAAATTTATAAAAAATGCAAAAAGAACAACACTAGTAGTTTTACATATTGATAAACATATTAATATTGATTTAAATACTAAATGGTTTGTTGATTATGATTATAGTAAATTATTAACAGATGAAAAATTTTATCAATTAATACCAACTGAAATGCATTTAATTTTTCAATTAGATACATTATTATCTGATACATATTATGAAAAAATATATGATTTTATGGATTATGATTATGTAGGTGCTCCATGGGATTTTAAAAAAGTTGGTGGCAATGGCGGATTATCATTAAGACGTAAAAGTAAAATGATAGAAGTTATTAATGATAAATCATTTAAACAAAATCAACCAAACTTTTTTTATCATGAAGATGGTTATTTTAGTGATTATTCAAAATTAAATATGCCAATTGGTGAAATAGCAAAAAATTTCTCAGTTGAAACATGTTATTATGATAAATCAGCAGGAATGCATAAAGCATTTAGATATATAACACCTGAACAATTTAAAGAAATGGAAGTTCATTTTCCAAAATTACGTGAACTATATATGAAATGGATTGTATTATGTAATGAATCGCCAAAATCATTAGTAAATGAAGATCTTTCATATAAAACTAATTTTTTTGATAAATATGAATTTATTACATTTGTAGGCGAATAAATGTATAAATATTAAAAAATGATTTTATTTTTATATATAATAGATTGATATTAAATAATATGTCATCTGCTATTATTGCAAATAATCTTACATCTGATATTAAATTTCTTTTAAGTAATCGTGATATCTTTGGTGATTATCCTACAAGTTATTGGTATGATGAAACAGATTTTGATATAGAAGAAGTTGCAAAAAATGTTGCTAATCAGTTTCCAGATTCAAGGGTAATTGAAGTATTTCAGAATGGATTTAAAATCAATTGGAATGGAACGATTATTAATATAAGCAATTGTGAAGAATATAACTAATTAATAGATGTTATATTTATATATAGTAACAATAATTTTTGTTACTAGTATTTTTATAAATATATATTATTCATTTAATAAATTTGTAATTAAAGTTTCAGAAGATATTAATATATTTAAAGATAAATTAAATATATGTAAGAAAAAAATAAAAGAGTTTATATTAAGAAATAATGGTGAAAGACTTTATTTAAAAAACTCAATTTTTGATATTGAAGAAACAATTATAGATAATTATGAAAATTTTGTAATTAATTTAATAATAGTAAGATTTCCAGCATCAAATAATAATATTAAAGTAATAAAGAAAAATGAAAATATAATTAATGTAAATTATTATAATTTTTCATTATTTTTTTCAACTAACTTAATAAATGAATTTTCAAATATAAATGAATTTTCAAATATAAATGATTTATATCCTATTTATACAAATGTATCATCACATATATCATATAAAAATATTAGAAAAATTGAAGATGATGATAATTTAAATATTTTATATAAAATAAATTCATGTAATGAAATATGTAATTTTATAAAGGCAAATTCTACTAAAAAATCTAAATATATTTATATTAAGATTGATATTTTCAATATAGATATAAATATTATTAATAAAACTTATAAAACAATTAAATCAACTTTTTATATTAAAAAAGGTGTTTTTGATTCTGATAATAAATTTATAGATTTTTATATGTTTTTAAATAATAATAAAAATAAATATGAATTTAAAAATAATGACACATTAATTTTTAATGATAATGATAATAAGTTTGAAATAAATAATTTTTATAATAATAAAGATACAAGTTTATTAGATAATTTATTAGAATATACATATTATACAATCGATGAATATAATAATACTTATTATTAAAAAATGAATATTTAATTTAAAAGATTAATAATTAATTATTAGTCATAATGGATAAAGAAAATTTAATAACATTAATTGTTTATGGTATAAATAAAACATTTGAATCTGAAATTCCTGTATATTCATACTTATCATTTAATGAATGTTATTATAGATGTCATGATGATATTAAAGAAATAGGAAAAGAAGTAATTAAAAGATTAAATTTAGATATAAAAGACCCTGAATTAGATACAATGATATCTCACGATTATTTCATATTTAATTATAAAAAATTATATATTATTATTAATTTTACATGTGATATATGGGAAATTGCAAAATATCAAGTTACAATTGTAAAAAATAGAAGAGAAGCATTAATTAATAGATATGCGGAATAATTATTGAATTCTAATATCTTGATATTCACGATAAGTAAATTTTGGCATTATACTACCTACTTGTGTATTTTCAAATGCTTTATCTAAATCAGTACCTTGAAATAATAATTTAGATTCAGCAAAAATAGGTGTTGTTAATTGTGGTTGTCCTAGAGAAGTACAAATAGATGGTTTATAATGTTGTTTTGAAAAATCACAAGGTGGTCCTCTATAAGTTTGTTTATATTTAATTGGGTCATATATTCTTACATAAACCTCACTATTTTTGGGTAAATTTTTAACTACATCTTCTTTAAGTTTTTCTTCTTTTTCTGGTTCTTTTACTTTAAAAAGTTTATCTAATTCTTTTTTAATATCTTTTAATTTTTTATTATCACAATTATTATTTTCACAAGTATTATCTTTTAATTCAGAATCATTTAATGATGGATCAGTTATATAAGATTTTAATTCATCCATATTAACTTTATTTTGATTTCTAGTTTTCATATCATTTTCAATAGTATTTGAATTAACCAAACTAGATAAATTACTTTTAATTTTATCAAAAGTTGAACTTAAAAATCTATTTGATAATCTTATTCTATCTTGTGCTAATAATTTTAATTCTAAAAGATTAAAATATTTATTAAATAATTCTAATAAAACTTTTTTAGTTACAATAACTGCAGTTAATACAGCACGTTCAAATTTTATATAATTTTTACTTTCTAACATAACTAAAAATAAATAATAATTACTTGCTAAATGAATATAACAATCTCTTAAAACCATTATCATTTTATCAGGAACTTCTTTTTTATTAACTTTTTTATAAATATCCATTAATTTTATTATTAAATTTCTTTTAGCAATAGCACCTTCAATTTGATTATTTGCTTTATTATTTTGAAGTTTTAATAATTTATCATATTCAAATGAATTATATAAATCTTCTGTTAATTTACTTTTTGTTATTTTAACTGATGTTCTAATTTCATTTGCGGTTGGTGAACGGTCTAATATTTTTTTATATAAATCTATTACTTCATATTCAGATAATTCTTCTTTTTCATAAGGATTATGTGGAATATAACAAGGATCAATAACATCTTCAATAGTATTTTGTTTATAACTACTTTCTTTATTACAAAAGTCTTCACTAAAATAAATATTTCTATTTAAAATAATTATAGACATAATAACAATTATTAATATTACAATACTAGTTATTAAGAATTTCATTCTATTTATTATATAGATTGTTTAAAATTATTATGAGAGATTATGAAAATTATTCAAAAGATATATTAAAAATAACTCCTACATTAAGATTTATATTTGGAAAAAAAGATAAAGAAACATTATCACAATTTGAAAATAGTTTAAGTGATGATTATATTTTAACAATTAAACAAATTTTAGATAAATATAGAAATACTCAAGATATTGAATTACAATATCAAATTAAAATAAATGATTTAGATATTAATAATAAATTATATTTATTATTATTTGCATCACAAGAAAATGTAATAATAATGTTTAATCATTTAAATAATGATATTTATCCTAAAAATGAAGTTTATAAACAACAAAGATTAAAAGATTTTGATAATTATATAAATTCCATGATTATACGTGGTAAAGAAGGATTAAAATTAAAAATAACATATCCAAAAATAATAATTTCAAAATTTATGTCTCAAATAAAAAAATTAGAAAGATATAATCATTTATATAAATTTTTAAAAAAAGATTATTATCCTTATTGTAGAACAGAAATTGGTTTATGTTATATACCAAATGGTAAAGAATTATATAAACAAATAATTAAAGAATATATTGGTTTTTCAGATTTAACACCTGAAGAAATTCATGAAAAAGGTTTAAGTTTAATTAAAAAAAAAATATCAAATAATGATTCATATGAGTCAGAAGAAGAATTATTAAAAGATTGTTATTATTATTCACAATATATATATGATTCAATAATTGATAAATATTTTCATTATAAAATTAAAAAACCGTTTGTTATTGAAGAAGTATCAGAAGAACTTAAATCTACATTTCCTCTTGCATTTTATGATTCTATAGATGAAAAAATTTTTATTAATACATCTTATTATCGTGAAATAACTAAAAGTGAAATATATTCATTATTAATGCACGAATGTTTTCATCATTATCATTTTAATTTTATGAAATATTATAAAATTCCTAAATATAAAATATATATATATTCAAATTATGCTTTAGTTGAAGGTTTTGCACATTATATGGAAACTTATTGTGAAAATTATGATGATGATAATAATTTTTATTCTTTATTAAGAAAATTAAGATTAGTTGTAGATACAGGTATTAATTATTATGGTTGGACATATAAACAAGCATTTGATTATATGAATAAATATATACCAAATAAAAAAACAGATATAATATCAGAATTAGAAAGATATATATGTATTCCAGGTCAATCATTAAGTTATTTAATAGGTAAAATTGAAATTATTAAAATGAGAGATAATTATTTAAATTCTGGTGGTAATATTAAAGATTTTCATCATAAATTATTAATTGAAGGTCTTGCTACATTTAAAACATTTGAAAAAAAATTTAATGAGAGCAATTAATTACTTGTAAATTTAGATTTTCATTTATATTACCTAATAAAGAATATTTAAATTTATGTTCAATATTCCATTTAAGTTCATTAAAACAAATAATGGCAAATATTCTTTCTAAACTAGATGTTATTTTTTTATTTGGTTTAATGAACTTAATTAAATTTAAAAATAAATATTTTTTTTGAATTTTTTCAAGAAATTCTAATGTTATTATTACTGATAATTCAAAACAACCATGCCATTTATATTCATTTATATATAATTCTAATAATTCCTGATCATAATTTAATTTAGATAATAAATTTAAAACTAAATTATAAGATTCTGTTTTATTTTTTTCAAAATGCCATAAGAATTTTACATCTTTAATTTCTTTTATTTCTTGTTCATTAAAAGGTTTTTGAATAAATATATAATCTTTAATTATTATTGCTTTTTGTGATGGTTTTAATAATAAATAATAATAAAATGGTAATAAATCAGAAACATCTTTAAATTCTGATTGAATAAAAGTAATATTATCATCATTTAAAGTAATATTATCATTAATATCATATTCATCAATAATAATAAAAATTTTATTAGAATAAAAATTACGAATACAACGAATACAATCTTTCCATAAATAAGGATGTTTAATATTTATAACAAAAATAAAAACAATATCATTCATTTTTTATTATAAATATTAACTTTAATTTTAAATAGATAAAGAAAAAGAAAAATGAAGGGTAATGAAAGTCAAGTTATTTATAATGAAATTATGGTAAATCCTGAAATATTATCAATTATACCACCTGATGTTTTTATATTAAAATTCTTATCATTAACTGGTCATAAAGATGTAAGAAAAAAATTATTAGATAATAAAGATATATTATCAATGCCTATTGGTTATGTTTCAAAAATTCTTAAATCTGTTAATATAAAAGTTCTTCATTTATTTTATATAAACAAACAATACTATATTAACAATAATTGTTATGATTATTATGTTAAAGATAATGAAATAAATACATTAGTTAAAGAAGATTTTTACAATTTAAGTAATGATGAAAAATTTAGAAGAAATTTTGATAGTATTATTTATAATCCCGAGGTAATAATTGTTCAAGATGAATCAGCATCACCAATTGAAACTAAAATGATTAAATATTTATTATCAAAAAGAGATATGGAATATTTATTAAATTTGCGAACATATGATAAGAGTGATATTAATAAACTTAATGCCAATAAATATAAAGTAAATGTTATTGTTAATTCTGCTAAAAATGTTTATTTTAATTCTAATGGACAACAATATATATATAAAAATAATGAATTAGAAAAAAGTGAATGGAATAAGTCAGATATTAGATCTATATTTACCATTTATACAAGAGATGAAGATATAATAAGTAAATTAAGAACACCTCCAATAAATAATGTATTTGATTATGATTTATCATAAATATTCGTAAATATAAAATTATTAATTCCTTAATGTTTTATTAAATGGAAGGAATTAATAATTTAGGTTCCACATGTGCTATTAACAGTTTAATACAAATGATATGTCGTTGTGATAAATTAAGAAATGTAATATTAAATGCAAAAGTTAATGAAGGTACATTTACATATGAATTAAAAGAAATACTTGATTTAATTCATAATCAAAATAAATCAATAAATCCAATAAAATTTATAAATAATTTTTATATGACGTTTAAAGGTATATTTAATAGATTTGAACAAATAGATATTAATGAATTATGGTTTTATATTATAGATAAAATAAATGAAGAAACTAGTATTTCAATAAATATCCATCCAAATATGAATCAATATGAATTATCATTAATGCGTCATAATAATAATAAACTCAGTGATATTTTAAATTTAGTTCAAGGAGTTTATATAAATGTTATTAGTTGTCAAAATTGTAATCATAAATCACATTCAATTGAACCTTTTATAACTATAGCACTTGATATAGATAGTGAAAATAAATCAATTGCTGATTTAATAATGTTATCAATAACAGATGAATTACGAGAAAAAGATGAATGGAAATGTGAAAATTGTAATGGAAATCATAAATATTTAAAAATGAAAAGAATTTTAAAATTACCACAAATATTAGTTATCTCTTTAAATCGTTTTAAAGATATTTTTAATAAAAACAATACAGAAGTATATGTAAATGAAGATTTAAATTTTACAATTCAAAATAATGAAATAATTTATAAATTAAAATCAATTGGATTACATTATGGAAATTTACATGGTGGACATTATATGTCAGTTTGTAATATAAATAATGAAACATTTAATTTATATAATGATGAAATTGTAAAATCAATTAATAAAAATGATTTTATTCAAAATAATTTAAAAAATAACACTGCATATTTAATTATATATGAAATTAATAGAGATTAATTTTTATGGATAAATGTTTAAATTTATCAGTTATTCCCCAATTTGGTGGTACTTGTTGGTTTAATGCTATTTTAATGATTGCTTTATATAGTCAAAATGTAAGAAAAGTTGTTTTAAAAGTAGCAAATAAATGGGATAAATCAAATTCATTTTTAATGATAATTAAATCAATATTAGTTAAATATTATAATGAACCTGAAAAAGTTCAAAGTTTTTTTAAAAAAATAAAACCTGAAATTATTCTTTTTAAAATGTTAAATAAATATAATCAATTTTCAGTAATTAAACATATAAAAGATAAATTATATAATGATAAATCAAATTTAGGATGGTTTGAAATATTTATAATTAAATTTTTTAAATTATTACATGTAAATTGTTTAGATATTATTTATTTAAATGGTAAATATTATTTAAATTTTGATGAAGAAATTACTTATAATTTTGATGATTTTACAAAAAAAACATTAATTAATAAAACTCATTTATATGAAAGTTATTCAAAAAAAAAAGAACGAGTTACTAAAACAATTAAAAATATTATTAAAAAGATTCCTGATATTATTATTGTTTCTCATGAAAAAATAAATTTTTTTGTTGAAGATGTCTATAAACGTAATATTAATAGTGATGAAGAAGTTTTATTTAATGCTAATAGATATAAATGTAAAATTAAAGGTATTGATACTTATGATGATATTATTTATGTAAATGGTTATAAATATAAATTAGATGCTTGTACATTAACTAATTATAATTATTATCATGGTGGTAACCATGCTATTGCTGGTATTACATGTAATGATAAACGTTATGTTTATAATGGTTGGCAATCAGATACAACTGATCCTGCTTTTACTAATTATGGAAATTATATTAATAACTCTCCTTGTTCATTAATGTGTTTTGATTGGGATTTAAAGAGAGATATAGAATTTTGTTTAAATTTACAAAACTGTAAATTAGATAAATTACGATATCAAGTAACAGATAATGAATTATGTTTTTCTTTTGGTAAAGATAATAATATAGGAAGACGTTTTTTAATATATGTAAGAGAAAAAAGTATAAATACTACAAATCTTGAAAAAGGATTAAGTATTCCTGAAGAAATAAATATTTCAAATTTATCTACTATAATAAAAGATATACATGATATTAAACAATTAGATATATTTACACTTCGACAAAAATTACAAGAATTTGGTATACATTTAATTGATGGTTATCCATATTCTCGTGAATCATTAGAATCTTTATTATATAATGCATTAGAACAACATTATAATATAACACCACAAATAATTCAAGAATATAAAAAAAAAGAAATAATACCTAACATAAAAGATGTTAAAAAAATTGAAACTAAAAATGATTTAATTAAACAAGTATTAGAAAAATATCCTAAACTCAAAAATCTTAATTCAAAAACTAAAACAGAATTAAAAGAAATTCTTAAAGGTAAATATGATTTTAATAAAGAAAAACCAAAAGATATTCCCAGACATAAGACAAAAGAAGAACTAATGTCTTATATCTTACATAAAATACCTAAATTAAATAAAACTCAACTTGAAAAAATCATCCAATGTACTATAAAAGAAATTTCAAATTAGACTTAAAATAATCATACATAATTTGACTCGCATAAAAACATACACAAGTTCTCGAAATACTCATTCCCAATCCAAGTTGCCTAATATTAAATTCCCTTAAAATTGTTCGATAACTGCTATTATCCGCATATCTCCTGTTCTTAATTAAATTAAGAGGAGAAGTAGCAACAACTGCTGAACATATAACACCTAAATTATACAAATGATTATCTTTCACCTTAAAATTAAGATAAATATAATTAAATGTAAAATCTCGAATGATCAGTGGTACTATACCTGTTGAAAGAGCAGAATAACCACCTACTGTAACAATTGACTTATAAGTCAGTCTCGAACTTTTATCAGAATACCATGAACGATATTTGATTAATTGTAAAGGATTCGTAATAGAACACAACAAAGCAGTAATTAACGAAATTGTAAATTTACTGTTTGATGATTGTGAAAGAGTATCGATATATGAAAAATATAGTCCAGATGTAATCAAACGAGTGCCAACATTATTTAAAGAACCTTTAAAAAGATTCTTATAAATACCTTTTGACAAAAGAGATTGACCTTGAATACAAGACGAGAAAATAATCTTATCAATTGGATTAAAGATACAAGCAGATGTAACACCAGTGAATAAACCACAAGCAAACTCAGTAGAATTCATTATGACGTCAATTTAATAATAAAAATAAAGAAATCATTTTTTTAATATTTCCACTTGTGACCACAACAAATGCAGTTGAAATACTGGGTAATTGCCTCATCACCACTTCTTGTTTGTAATTCATAATAAGTAATTTTATTATTTTTACATTTACCACATTTAATGGCATCTGTCATAGAAACTTGTTTAATTTCATAAGCACCTTTAATTTTTTTCTGATGTTTTTCCATTAAATCTTTCCAAACTTCAGGAAAAACTTCATCAGAACTCATATAAGGTAATTTATGAGGTAAAAATTCTCTATTTTTTAATCTATCTAATAAATGTTCATTTTTAATATAACTATTTTTATCTAAATTTGCATAATTACTCATAGCAATATTTAAATAAGTTTCAGCAAATAAATCACAAGACCATGAAGGAGGAATTTTAAGAGAATTAGCATAATCAATTGATGCATTAAATATACCTATTTCAAGGTCTTTTGCTTCAATTTCAGATAAATTTAAATCATTTTGAAACATAGAAATTAATTTATTTCTTACTTGATGTTTATTATTAATATAAGAATTAGTATTCATTATTAAAATTAATAATAATTCTTTTTAAATAAAGAATCATTTTTTATTAATATGCTTTAGATTAATTCTAATTTTATCTTCTTTAAATCAAAATAAAAAATGATTATTTTATTTAAAGATAATTTTATATTATTATATCAAACCAAATGTCTACACCTATTCTTCCTAAGAATATTAATACTGCTAATTTTAAATACTCAGAAGTTAAAATTTTAACATCAGGTGCTAAATCAGTTTATATTAATTATGCTACTGGAAAACTTCGTATTCAAACTCCTGTTATGTATCTTCCATATGGAGTTAATGAAGGTGGTTTTGAAGATAAAAATGCAAAAGTCGATCCTAAGAAAACAGAGAAAAAAGAAAAGAAATTTGATTTAACTCTATCATTTAAAGGTCATGATACTAATCCTAAAGTTGAAGCATTTTTAACAAAACTTAAAGAAATTGAAGCGAAAATCATCGATGATGCGTTCGAAAATAGAGAACCATGGTTTAAAGATGATTATGATGGTCAAAAAATCATTGTTACAAAGATGTTTTCACCAATCATTAAAGTTGATAAGGATAAACAAACAGGAAAACCTGTTGGTAAATATCCCCCTACAATTCGTTTCAAACTCCCTTATGATAATGAAAATGATAGATTCAGTTTCCATAGTTATAATATGAATGGAGAGATTATTGATCTCAATGATATTCTAGTTAAACTTAAGGGTGGTAAAGCACAACTAATTGTTGAATTAAATAGTATTTGGTTTGCTGGTGGTAGATTTGGATGTACATGGAAAGTAGTTACTGGTAAATTCCAGAGATCAATTAGTAATGATGTAACATTTATTGATGATAGTGATACAGAAAAAGTTGAAGAAAAAGTTGATGATGAAGAAGATGATGATGTTAATGAAAATTTAAATAATGAAGAGGATTCAGTTATTCAAAATAGTGATAATGAGGAATATGTAGAAGATAAAGGTCTAGAACAAAATGTTCAAGAAACAGTTGTTGTAGAGAAAAAGAAAAATGGGCGAGGTGCTAGAAAATAAATAATAAAATACCAGTAATAATACTCATAATTAGTCTGGCAAAAAAAGTTGGTTCTTTTTTTTCATTAATAATTTCAAAAATTTCGAAATTATTAATCATAGATGACATAATAACATTTAAAACTTTATAAGCAGTCATACTAGATAAAATCAAAAAAGATAATAAACCAATTAAAGCAGTTCTTAATTTTAATGTATAATAAAAATCCTTTTTTTTTAATTCATTATCTTGAAGTTCTTTCATATTTCTAACTTTCTATGATATTAATTAAATATACTAAATCTCTTGAATAATAATTATTTATTATTATTGGACTTTCTATATCAGATAACCATTCTGGTAAACTATTAAAAAAATCATTACTATATACACCTATTGCTTTCATAAAATTACAACATAAAAGAAAATTAGAATTTCCATTTTCAAATAATCTAATTATTTCTTTAGCAAAATAATAATATATTTTATTATCATTTGTATCTTCATCATTAATTATTATTAAATCTTTAAAATAATCATTTAATAAATTTTGATTATTTTTTGCAGATATAACATGAAATAATCTAATTACATTTCTTATTTGTTTATTTGTTAATGTAATAAACCATTGAGTATTTGTATAAAATCCTATTTTTTCAATTATAATAGATACATCAGTAAATGCTTGTAATAATGTATTCCAATTATTATGATAATTTTTTTGTAATTTAAAATATTCAATAAATTTATTAAGATTTGATATTATATTTAAATTTAATTCTTTTTTTGTATATGGATTCCAATTACCATTAGTTATTAAAAAATATTTAAATTCTAATGCTCTAAAACAATAATTATTATTATTTTCATTAAATATAAATTTATGTTTATTTGGTATTTCATTTAAATTATCAAATGTAAAAGGATCTGTTTCATTTATATAAATTAAATTAGAATTATATATATGTTTTTTAATTATAATTAATTTAAAAAAAGATTTAATAATAGATAAATATTTATTATTATTTTTTATTTCAAAATTATAAGTATTTAAATTTAACTTAAATATTTTATTAATAAATGAATCATAATTATAATAATTATCATTATTTTTAAAATTATGTAAATAATAATATTTACGTCTTAATGTCCATTGTTTTATAAATAAAGTTTTTAATATTTTTTTAAAAATTAGTTCTTTAACATAAATAGTTGGATTATTATATATATATCTAAATATTTCATATATTTCATTTGAAGTTTTTATTTGTTTAACACCAATTGCTTCATTTATAATTTCATAAATTATATTTTTATTATTTATATGAATACTACAATATTTATTTTTAGTTTTAAAAAAACAACATTTACACTCATTTATATTTCTAAATATACAAATATTATTCATTTTATTTTTTAAAATATCTATAATTATATATCATAAATATAACTTTATATTTCTTCTGGTATTAATATACCTGCATTTACATAACTATAATAATTATATATCTTACCATTCATTTCTACATATTTTTTTCCATTTTTAATTAAAACCTTTCCTCTATTTTTCTTTAATATTTGTGTTGCTTTATGTTTCATTATTTTGTAATCATCTTTAATATTATATGTATATGATAAATCATTATTATTTACACCTAATGCCCAATTATAACATTTATAACCATTTTTTAATGGTTTATTTTGATGAGAATTTATAATACAATCAAATGAACTTGCTTTTAACATTTGAAGAAATTGATTAACTAAATTCATCTTTTTTGATGCCATTAATGATATATGTTCATCAGTTGATATTCCTTTATCTAATGATTCTAATGTAAAATTTTTACTTAATTGTTTTTTTGTTATTGTCATTATATATCTATAAACAGTTACTTCTCTATCTTCATATGGTAATTTTTCATGAGAACAAGAACGAATAGCACGTCCAATAACTTGATCAGTTCTAATATTATTCCAATAAGGTTCCGCTATTAAAACTCTTCTAACATTTTTAAGAGATAAACCTTCAGCACCACTAGCAGTAATACAAAAAACTTTTACTAATTTACCATATAATTGATTTTTATCTCTTGGTAATGCTTCAATAATTTTTGGTGGTAAATTTTCAAAATCACCATTGAAAAGATTCATTAAATATCTTGTTTTTTCTTTATCAGAACTAAAAATCATATAACGTTTATTATCATATATTCGATTAAATATCATAGGGTTTGTTAAATAATATTGTCCACCTACTTTTTTAAAATCTACTTCAATAAAACCATTTTTATTTAAAAATTCACTAAATAAACCTAATCCTTCTACTGTTCTAAATTGTGAATAAACTAATACAGAACCAGGTGATTCTTTTATATCTATATACATTTGAGCAAATTTAGGACTTAATTGTTTTTTTACTATATCAAATGTTAAATAATTACCATCTTTAAGTTCATTTATTGCTTCATTTAATTTTGTTTCATATAAATCAATAGTTGTATTATCTTTTATTCCTAATCGTTTTTCTCTTATTTCTTCTTCTTCTTCATCTATTTCTTTTTTTAATTCTTTTTTAATATCATTTGGATAAACTCTATCAATATTTTCAGGAAAACTAAAATTACATACCATACGACTAAATGCACGATAAACAGATGTTTTATTATCTAAAGCATTCCCTTTTTTCATTTCCATTTTTCTTTCAATATCACGTGCTTCAGAATATTTTTTAAATTGATTATCTGTCATATTTAATATTTGTAATTTATCGGGATTTCTTCTTGGAAATAAATCACTTCCACTTATACTATAATAACTAATTGTTCCTAATATACGTCTCATAAATAAATCTTGATTTTTAATTTTAGGTTCTTCATCATATGTCATATCTAAAAAGAAATTATTAAATTCTTCTATTGATGATGGTAATGCACTTAATTGATGTTTATTAGGTGTTTTATTATCCAATTCAAGAACAGTTATTATATCATTTATAATTTGTTTTTCATCTATTAACCATTTTTGTTTTTGAATCATAATTGATTCATTTTCTGTTTTTCTATAATTTTTAGGTAATAAAGATATTAATAAATTATTTTTTTCATAATCAATATAATATTCATCTATTAATGTTATTAAATTTGATGTAATTAATCTTTTCTTAATTTCATCTTCTGACATATCTTTTAAAGAAAATTCATAAACAGTCATAGTACCTCTTATTAAATTTATAATTGTTGCAATTTCATAAGGATTATTAATTATTGGTGTTCCTGATAATAAAATAATTTTACAATCCTCTGCATCCATTAATTTTCTAAAAACTTCTCGTGCTAATTTACTTCCATTTACTATTCTTGATGCAAAATTATGAACTTCATCAATTATTACAAATGAATTATTAAATCTATTTGTAGTTTTTCCTCCTAATTTACTATCTATTAATTTTTGATTTAAACCATTATAACTTATAAATGTATATCTATTTCTTATTATATGTGATATCATTGTATCTATTAATGGTTTATCGGTGTCATTTGCTATTGTTTTAATAATTATTGCGTTTGGTATATCATCATCATATAATGGTATCCAAACTAAACCATCTTTTTTAATTATTTCTTTAGCATTTATAGCATATTTTTTTAATAATAATTCTGTAACTGTTGCATCTGATTTATTTATTTGAATTAATTTCCAATCTTTTTTAAGATTTAATCCTATTGAACTTATTTTAAGAATTTCCATTTCATAATTTACTGCTAAAGATGCTGGTGATAATACAAACATTTTCTTTTTATTTATATATCCTTCTGCGGCTGCTATTGATGCACCTGATTTACCTGAACCTAATTCATGATATAAAAGAGCACCTCTATAAGGACTATCATATTGAATATAATCTTTAATTAATCTTTGTTGAGGATATAAATTTACAGAATTTGTAGAAACATCACATATATTACCATTACATACACATGATAATTTAGATGTAGGTTGATAATTTTCGGGTCTAAAATTTTTAAAAACATTTTCGCCATAACCTATTCTATTTGGTAATACCCATTTAATATCAGATATTGATTCAGAATCTAATGATTGATCAGATAAACTACTTAAATTTTCAGAAGAAGTTTTTGAAGAAATAGAAGAAGTTTTTCTTGATTTTTGTTCAATAATATCAGTAACTATTCTATATAATTCTGTACCTTCATTTAAAAAATCAATTGCAATTTTACCCGTATTATTTATTTTTTTTCTATCAATTATTTCAATTTCTAATTCATAATCAATTTCATCTTTTAATATATCTGATATTGAAAAACTTTTATTTGATTTTTCTTCAATTGGATTTGCATTTCTATATTTATTTACTGCTGTAAAATCATATCTAAATAAACCATTATTTGATATAAATGAATATCTTGTTTTATAACGATATGATTTATTTGATTTAGATAATGATGATAATAATTTTTTAATTAAATTATTATCACTGATTTGTTGTTCTTCTTTCATATTAATTCTTAAATTTAATTCTTTGATATCAATAGGTTTAATACCTTTAATAGTTTGTTTAACTAATATCTCTTTAATCATTTCAGGTGTTAATTTATTTTTTTTTTCATATTCATTTAAATATGAATCATCTATAGTAATACGATAATTAATTTTATTACTAGTAAAACTAATATCTAATGTTTTTGTTTTTATTTCAGTTAATTGTTTTTTTTTATTAAATAAATTTAATATTTTATCAAATGTTTTTTCTGATATTTTATCTGTATATCTTAATTCTAATTCATATTCATCATTTAATATAAATTTTTTTATAAAATCTTCTATTTTAGATGTAGTAGTATTCATTCTATCTATAATAATATAATTTTTTGTTATTCTATTATGAAAAAATAATTGAAGTTGAATTATTATAATTTTTTAATTTTATATAATGACTCGAATATAAATATTTTGATGTATAAAATGGTTGTTCATTCATTCTTAATGGTAATAATGATGTATCACTATTTATATATTTATCATATATACTTATAATTGGATTTATTAATAATAATCCTAAACAAATAATTAAATATGATTTCATTATTTTTATTTATTTTTTAATCCTTATATTATGTTAATAATCTATTTTTTAATTCATTCCATTTATATTTATAATAACCAACACTACCCTTTGGTGGAAATTTAGGATAATATATATAATATGTAATTAAAGCAATTGTTATTAATATACCTCCTATTATCATTTATTTATTATTTATTTTAAATTCTTTATATATAAACAATTTTTAATTTACTTTTACCCATTTTGATTTTTCAAATCTTAAATCTCTTTTACGCATATAAGTTATAAATTTAATTGCTTCTTCTCTATTTCCTTCTGATAAATAATTATTCATTGTTTCTGTAAATGTTGAATTTGTTTTTGCAAATGTTAAATCTCTCATTTGACTTTTATATATATCTGATATAAACATTGGTTGTTCCTTTAACCATGCATCATATAACTTCTTATATCCATCCATATTTTTTTGAATTATTTCTATTTCATTATTATCATATGTTATTGTAATAGTTTCAGATGTAAATTCAACATTTATTATCTCATTTTCCAAATATTCCATTTTCTGTTTTTCTATTAGTTCATTTATAAAATAATTATAGCGGAATTTACATAAACTGTAGAAGGTGTGGGGTTCGAACCCACGCGTACTTACGTACAAATGATCTTAAGTCATTCCCCTTAGACCACTCGGGCAACCTTCCGCTATAATTTAAAAAAATAATTAAATTTTTAATATCCCATTTTATTCACGTTATTTATTATAAATAAATAATCCTTATATACTTTTCTAATAATTAAAAAAGCATTATATAAATATTATAATATTAATAAAGATAATAGATAATTATAAATAATGTCTATTTATGTTGGTAATTTTCCGAATGAACAAATTACTGATAATAGATTAAATTTTAATTCTTATGTAAATTCTAATATTATATTTCTTAATACTAATTTTGATAGTCATCCTAATGCTATGATTAATTTTAAAAATGATTATTTTTTTGGTCTATCAAATTCTACTATTAGTATTAATAAAAATTTAACAAATTTATTTAATATTAATAATATCAAAACAATTTATAATACAGATTTTTATATTAAAAATATTTTTAATACATCAAATAATATTACAACTATTAACTCTAATTTAATAATTAATTTAACTAATACTTCTAATTCTTTTATTATTAATAATAATAGAAATTCTAATTTATTAAATATAAATTCTAATAGTATTCAATTAAATATTAATAATAGTAATAAAATAACTATCACTAATAGTAATATTAGATTTAATGAAAATTTAATTTTTAATTCTAATAATACTATTTCTGTTAATTTTATTAAATCAACCGCTAATAATCTTCCTGTTATTATTGATAATGTTCGTTATAATACACTTGATATTATTGATAATGTCGCTAAAGGTTCTTTTGCTATTAATAATGATATTGTTTATAATAAACCTTCTTTTACTATTAATCGTTTATTTGTAAATTCTAATATTATTGAAATTTATAATTCTAATTTATTATCTTCTAATAAAGATAAGGTTTTTTCTATTAATTCTAATGGTTTTATTAATATTGGTTTATCTAATTTAAATAATCCTATTGATATTCAATTTCCTAATACATCAAATATACCTATCATTTTTAATTATCTGTCATCTAATGATAATTTTACTATTAATAATCGCGGTTATATTGGTATTGGTACTGTTAATCCAACTAATTTTATTGATTTAGTTATTAAAGATGATATTAGAAATGTTATAAATCCACCTATATTAAATTTTGAACTTTATTATAATAGTAATTTAAATTATAAAACCAATAATATTATTACTCTTCAATATATTGCAACTAGTAATTTATTACCTATTTATAATGATATTGATGATATTATTGATTATATTCCAAATATTAAAAATAACTTCTTTTTAAATTTTACTTCTCAAATTAATATTATACCTTCTTCTATTAATCCACCATTACCAGAAATAAGAAGAATTTCTGTTATTAATACTTTAAATAATGATTATATTATTAATTATGGTATTAGTAATATTGTTTCATATGCATCTCTTAAATATAATGATTTTGAAGATTTACGAATTAATAATGTTTTATATAGAATTGAATTTTTTATTAGATATCCTCGATTTTTAACAGTCGATTTAAATGAAATTGGTAATTCTGCTAATCGTATAAATCCTATTGCTTCTTTTATTAATCCAACTACTTATCAAATTGAATTTACTAATTATGTTAAAAAACCTTTAACTTTTTCTCCATATAATCTTAATAATTTCTTATTAAAAGAAGATATTATTACTATTTATAATGGTTCTTTATATAATGATACTATTACTATTAAATTAAAAGAACGATTATATATCGAAAAAGGAATTTATGAACTTAATAATTTTATTGATTCTTTGACTTTTGTTTATCAACCCCCTTCTGATATTATTTATGTTTCATCTAATCAAAATTTTTCTACATCTTTATCAAGTGATGGTCGTTTAAGTTTAGGTGATTTATCACCTTCTAAAGATTATTATTTATATATTAATAAAAAAGCAAGACTTAATAATCTTGAATGTTTAAATATTTCAAGCATTCCAGATAGAAAAAATATTAATTTTAGTTATTGTAATATTTCTAATATTAATAAAAGTTTTATTAATTCAAATATTATTGGGTTTTTAAATGCACAAAATGCTTTTATTAACAATTTAAATGTTTCAAATTTATCTATCCCTTTTGTAAATATTCCTACTATTAATAGTTCTAATATTAATTTTAATGTTTTATCATCTAGTAATTTATTAATTACATCAAATATTTTTAATTCACGATTAAGAATGATTATTGGTTCTGGTGATTATAATTCTAATATTACTTCTAATTATATTTTAAATATTAATCAAAATTCTAATAATAATACCGGATTAGGTATTTTAAGTTTTCATAATAATACTAATCCTTCTATTAATATTATTGGTTATAGTAATAACAATTTTCCATTTATTAATTTTGCAAATTTGAATGCATCTTATTCTATTAATATGAATAATAATAATTTAAATTTTATTAATAATATTAATAATTCAATTTATAAACATATTAATAATAAAAATTTATTAATTTTTGGTAATTCTAATAATATCATTTTTGACTTAAAATCTGTTAATTTACCCACTAATTCTACTAATAAAATTTCATTTGGTTATCCTTATCGCTTTTTAACTCAAAATTCTATTTATAATATTAATAATTGGGATAATATTTTTAATGATAATAATTTAAATTCTTCTGCCATGTTTAATGTTTATGGTAATGTTAATTTATCTTCTATTAATAATACACCTTTTATTACTTGTATTGCTAATGATCAACCAACACCCAATGAAATAATTAATGTTTGTATTGGTAGTAATAATACTAGAAATGGATATTTATTAAATGTTGAAGGAAATGCTTTTTTTTCTAGTAATTTATTTGTTCAAAGTAATGTTTTTGCATTTGGTACAATTGGTAATGTTTCTGATATTAGAATTAAAGATAATTTAACACTTATAAAAGACCCTATTAATAAAATTAATAAAATTAATGGTTATACATATACTCGTAAAGATACTGGCAAAAATGAAAGTGGATTAGTTGCACAGGAAGTTTTAAAAGTTTTACCTGAAGTTGTTAATTTAAATAATGATTTTTATAATATTTCTTATGGTAATCTTAGTGGTTTATTAGTTGAAGGTATTAAAGAATTAAATATTAGACTTAAAAATATTGAAGATTTATTAAAGTCTTCTACTAATCTTTCTAATAATCCATAAATCATTACATAAATCTTTATTTGTTATATAGTCATATGGTAAATAAAAATAACCATTATCACCCCAATAAATACCCCATGAATTTCTTAAAATAAATTCTTTTTTATTTTCATCATATCCACATAATACTATTGCATGACCTCCTATAAATTTATCATTTTCTCTTGGAATACCTATTTTTCCTGTTCTTGCTGACGAAAAATTCATAAAATTACTATATATTGCAATTGATAATGCTATTGGTTCATTCTTATTTAACCAATATTTTATTATTTCTAATTCATTTGGAATATTTATTCCCTCTATTAAATAATTATTTTTTGCATTATTATATGCTTCTTTTGAAGGTTCTTTAAATAAATTATCTATTGTATATTTCCAATATTTTTCTTCACATATTCCATAAGTTTTTAAACATTCAATACCATCTTTAATATAAGCACCACTGTCATTTTCTGTTTGATTTATAAGTAATCTTTCATTATAATATAAAAATAATTTTGAACCTATAAAATTAGTTGTATCATATTCATATATTGAACATAATGCAATTGCTGTACAACTTCCTATTTTTCCTTGATCATATACATTCGGAAATTTTGATTTTAAATTTATATAATTATTTTCTATTTTTTCCACATCTTCTAATTTTTCTTCCTTTTCTTCTAATAATTCTTTATTAAAATTAATAAATGTTCTCATCATAAATATATATGGTATTGATGAATAATTTGATGATAATATATATAAAAAAGGTATTTCATAATATCTATTTAATAATTGAATTATAAATACTTGTTTTGAAATATTAAAACCACATATTATAATAGTTATCCCGCCTTGTTCTTTATCTGAAATTTCAGGAATATTTATTAATGAACTATTTATTTCAAAATTATCATATATTTTTATTGAAATTATTATAGGTTCATTATTTATTAAAGATGAACAAATACTATTTAAATTTTTTTTTAATTTCATCATCTCAAATTTATATCTCATTTCATTTGCTTTTTCATAAATTTCTTTAGATGGTTCGCTATTTATTTTTTTTGCATCATATTCATAATCATCTGAACTACAAAAACCATATTTTAATAAATTTTTTATTGAATTATTTAAATTATAATTTTCTGTATTTAATCTTTCATTATAATAAATAAACATTCTTGAACATTTATAATTTGGTATATCATATTCTATTAAACTTGCTATACAATTTGCTGTACTTCCTAAAAATTCATATCTATTTAATGGTGTTAATTTTTTTCGTAAATCTATGAAATAATTATTATCTTTTAATTTTATATTAAATTCATTTTTTTCTAATAAATAGTCTAGATTGTCATTTGTTTCTAAACTAACATCAAAAAAAGTCATAAATTTCTATTATATTTATAAGATGGAAAAATTAAACACATGTCCTCCTAATAAAATTTTTAATCCAAATACTAATAGATGTGTTTTAAAAAGTGGTGCTATTGGTAAAAAAATTTTAGCATCTTTAATTATTAAAAAATCTGACATTATTAAAGATTGTCCTCCTGATAAAATTTTTAACCCAAATAGTAATAGATGTGTTTTAAAAAGTGGTGCTATTGGTAAAAAATTATTAGCATCTTTAATTATTGATAATTCTAAAAATAAATTTATAGATAAACCTAAAAATAAACCTATAGATAAACCAGCATTAAGTGATTTATTAGAAAATACATTTAAATATTATCCATTAGATCATAGTTTTGATGAAGATGCTGTTAAGAAATTTTTAAAAGAATGCGATCCTTCTGTAAAGTCGATTGCTGAAAAAATCATTATAAATACTGATCATATTTCATTTGAACAATTATTAACTAGAATAAATAAAATTATTAAAGAATTATTTATAAAAATTAAAAACAGTAATGTATTATTTATTTATATTGGTAATAAAATAATTAATATTAAAAATAAATCAAATTATTGGTTATATTTATATATCTCTAATTATATTAAATTTAAATCAAATAATTCTATTAAAATAATATTAACTGCAAATTTAAATAAAATTCAACAAGATAATGCTAATATTATTTTAATAGATGATTGTATTTATACTGGATTACAAATGAGTACAACTATTAATAATATCAGTTATAATATAAAAAATAAATTAAATTTTTATATTGTTGTTCCTTATATATCTCAAAAAGGTATGGATAAAATTAAACAACAATTTAAAAATTCACATATTAATAATTGTACTTTAAATTTTTTTGAGAATACGTATATTATTAAATCAATTAATTCTGTTTTAACACCTCAAGAAATAAATAAAATTCAAATGTTTTATTTATTTTTTATTTCTTTTAATAATAAATATCTTATTTATTTTGACCATAAAATTGCTGATATTGTTTCTACTATAATTGCGTTTTATATGGGTATTGTTCCTTGTAATGATAATTATGATATATATAAATATTATAATGGTAAAATTACAATTCCTAAAGATAAATTATCAAAATATAAAATAATACCTTTATTTAAAAACTGTAGTCATTATACTAATAATATTGATTTGTTAAGTTCTAAATGTCCTTGGCCACCTTATAAAAAAGGATTTACTGATTTTATTAAAAATTATAAAAAAAAAAAGAAAAGGATTATCCTTATAATTATTATTATTATTTTTATTTTTATTAAATTATTTATAGTAAATGAATAAGGTTTTTACTAAAATTAAAGAATGTCCTCCTGATAAAATATTAAATCCTGAAACAAACAATTGTGTTTTAAAATCAGGTGCTATTGGTAAAAAAATTTTAGCAAATATTGCTAACTCTATAATTATTACACCTAAACAAATTGAATGTCCACCTGATAAAATATTAAATCCTGATACTAATAAATGTGTCTTAAAAACAGGTGCTATTGGTAAAAAAATTTTATCACAATTATTATTATTATCTAAAGACCTTAAAGAGAAATCTAAAGACCTTAAAGATAAGAAATCTAAAGACCTTAAAGATAAGAAATCTAAAGACCTTAAAGATAAGAAATCTAAAGACCTTAAAGATAAGAAATCTAAAGACCTTAAAGATGAGAAATCTAAAGACCTTAAAGATAAGAAATCTAAAGACCTTAAAGAGAAATCTAAACACCTTAAAGATAAGAAATCTAAAGACCTTAAAGATACAAAATCTAAAGACCTTAAAGATAAGAAATCTAAAGACCTTAAAGAGAAATCTAAAGACCTTAAAGATAAGAAATCTAAAGACCTTAAAGATACGAAATCTAAAGACCTTAAAGATAAGAAATCTAAAGACCTTAAAGATAAATTTGATAATGAATTAATTCATATTTATAAATCAAAATGTGAAAATAAATTTGACAAACCATATTTAGGAGGAATTAATACATTAAATAAACTATTAAATAGTTGTTTTTATGAAGATCATGATTTAATTAAAAATAATTTTAAAACATTTATTGATAAATCAGATAAATCTATACAAGAATATTTAAAAATTATTTTAGATAATACTATATACGTTTCTTTAAATACTTTTTTAGAAAAATTAAATTTAAATATTTATAGTTTTATTAATAAATATATTGATTATAATGATGATAATAGAACAATATGTATATGTACATTAAATTTAAATGATAAAAATAGTTGGATAATAAATTATGTTATTTTTATGATTAAATTTATAACTAATGAAAAACTTAAAGTTAAAATATCAAATAAAGAATATAATATTTTAGATACACTTAAAAATAATGATATATTATTATTTATAGACGATTGTTATTATAATGATAATAATTTTAAAGAAACTTTTAATGAAAATAATTGGCATCAAATTAAAAATAGAAATGATATAATTTTTTATTTTATGATTCCTTATATATCTAATAATGCAATAACTTCTATAATTAATATATATGATAAATATGTAAAACCAGTTAATGGAAATATTATTTTTAGTGAACATGTAATTATAAATGAAATAAATACAATAATTGATGTTAGAGGTATTAAATTATTAAATTTATTTTACGGAGATAGAAAAGATTTTACATTTGGTAATAAATTTATGATTTATTTTCAACATTCAATTGAAAATGAAAATTTAATAATTAAACCGATTTATAGTGGAATAATAGCAAATACAAATAATGCAAAATTAATAAAAGATTCAAATTTTTTTAATATTGAATTTTCATTTATAAAAAAAAAGATATTTTATACTTTTGAAATAATACCAATTATAAATAATTGTAATTCTTATTTATGTAATGGAATAATTAAAAATGACTGTGAATATGATATGTATAAAAAATTAAATCAACTTGAAAATCCTAAATTAAAAAATAATAATATAATTTTAGGAAATACTAAAAACAAAACTGATTATATAACAGAAAAATCTGTTATTGAAAAAACTTTTGGAAAACCTGATAAAAATATTTTTAACACTTTATTTAAAAAAACTTTTAATTTATTTCCATTAGATCATAGTTTTGATGAAAATGCTATTCAAAAGTTTATAAATAAATCTGCACCTGATTTTAAAAATATTTGTAAAAAAATCATTAAAAAAACTGAACATATTTCTTTTGAAAAATTTATTTTAATTATTAATAAAATTATATATGAACTATTAAATTTTTATATAGACAACAATTTATTAATAAAAGATAGACCTATTTTTATATATTTAACTCATCATAAACGTTTAAATAATATATTAGAAAAATCTAATTATTGGTTATATAAATATATTAATCAATTTATTATTTACTTAACTAATAATAAAATACTAGTTAAATTAATTTCTTCTCTTGATGATGTTTCTGTTTATAATAATGATTTAATAATATTAATTGATGATTGTATTTATTCTGGAGAACAAATGAGTATAACTGTTAATAATATTTTAATTAAAACTTTTAAAAAATTAAATATCTTTTTATTAGTTCCTTTTATATCTTCTATAGGACACAATAAAATATTAACTGCATTTAAAGATAATTTCTTTTTAAAAAAATCTAATTTAATTTTTTCAAAATATACATATAAACCATTAATACTTTCTAATGTTTTATCTAAAGAAGAAATTAATATATTTATAAAATATTATGGTAATTTTTATTTAACTGATTTATCTGATATTCCTAAATTATCATTAATATATTTTGATCATAAATTAGCAGATATTGTTTCTACTATAACTCCATTTTATATTGGTGTTGTTCCATCAGAAGAAAATTTTAATATTTTAAGTAAATTAAAATATTCTACTATACTTATTAATAAAAATCCAAATACTAATCTAACTATTAATCCAACTATTGATATAATACCTTTAATTAAAAATTGTTCTTATTATATTGATAATATTAATTTAATGAGTCCAAAATGTCCTGCACCACCTTATAAAAAAACATTTAAATCTTTTATATTAACTATAAAAGAACTTAATAAAAATATTAGAAATACATCTTTATCATTAAAAAAAAATAAAAAATATAATAAAAAAAACAAATCATTATAATTAATTATTTTTATTAAATTATTTATAGTAAGATGAATAAAATTTTTACTAAAATTAAAGAATGTCCTCCTGATAAAATATTAAATCCTGAAACAAATAATTGTGTTTTAAAATCAGGTGCTATTGGTAAAAAAATATTAAAAAATTTATTAATTAAAAATGATGATAAAACTATTGAATTAAAAAAACCTAATAAATGTCCTGATGATAAAATTTTAAATCCTGATACAAATAGATGTGTTAATAAATCAGGTGCTATTGGTAAAAAAATTTTAATGAATTTATTAAATAAAACTAAAGAAACTAAACTTAAAGAAACTAAACTTAAAGAAACTAAACTTAAAAAAGATAATATTAAAATTAGTAAAAGTGAACTTGAATCAATAATTAAAAAAATAGAATTAGAATTTGGTAAAATACATAAAAGTGGTATTAATAGTATATTTGAACATATAATTAAATCTTTTTCAATTAATAATTATATATTAGATAATAATAATATTAAAAAATTTATTTATAAATCAGATGATAGAATTAAAAAGATATTAGAAAAAATCATTAAAAATACTGAAGTTATTTCAATAAATAATTTTTTAAATAATTTATTAATTAATATATATATTTTTATTAAAGAATATATTAAAAAATATAGATATTACGAAAATAAAATATATTTATTTTCTAATAAAACAAATACTAATAATGTATGGATGATTAAATTTGTTAAATGTATGTTTAATTGTATCACTAATAATAAAATTGATATTATATTAATTGATTCTAATAATGTAATACAATCTATTAATACAAATGATACTATTATTTTTGTAGATGATTGTTATTATACAGGTAATGAATTTAGAACAATAATTCAAGAAAATTTAATAAAATTCTTATATACAAAATCTATTGATATATTTATATTAGTACCTTATATTTCAAATAATGCAATTCATAATATTACTAATATTTTTAATCAAACTTTTAATTATCAAACTTCTAAATTATTATTTGCATATAAAAAACAAATTATATATAATATTAAAAAAATTCTAACAGATTCTGAAATAAAACTTTTAAATTATTATTATGGAATTAATAAAACTAATTCTGAAAATAAAAAAACATATATGATTTATTTTCAACATAATTTAACAAATGAAAAAACATTATTAATTCCTATTTATTCTGGTATTATTGCAAATAAAAATAATATGAGAATGATTAAGGATTCAGATTTTTATAATTTAAGTAACTATGATAAAGAAAAAATATATAATAATTTAGATGTTATTCATTTAATTAAACATACTAATAAATATTATTTTATTTATCATATGTCAGATGATAATTTAAATGAATTAAGTTATTTAATACAACAAATGAATAATATAATGAATACTAATAAACAACCTGAAAATAATTTATTGAATGATAATAAAAAAATAGTTGAAAATTTTTTTGGAAAACCTAAAAACTTTAAATTAAGTGATTTATTAAAAGATAATTTTAAATTATATCCTCTTGATCATAGTTTAGATAAGAATGCTGTTGAAAAATTTATTAATGCATCAGATGATATTGTTAAAAATATTTGTAATAAAATAATTAAAAATACACAACACATTTCTTTTGAAACTTTTTTAAAAGAAATTAATATATGTATTTATGATTTATTAGTTTATATTATTAATAAAAAAAATAATTCTAAAAATATTAGACCTATTTTTGTATATATTAATGGTGTAACTGGAACTACATTTGAAATTACAAAATCTAATTATTGGATATATACATATTTTGTTGAATTTATTAAATATATTACTAATGATAAAATAAAAGTAGAATTATTTAATCCAATTAAATTCTTTACTAATTTAATTAATGATGATGATATTCTTATTATGATTGATGATTGTATTTATTCTGGACAACAAATGGGAAATGAAATTAGTAATATATATAATAAAAACCTAACTAAATTTAATTTATATATTTTAGTTCCTTTTATAACTAATATTGGTATTAATCGTATTTATACTGATTTCAAATATAACCCTACTTTATCTGATTCTAAATGTTCATTAATATTTCCTAAAACTATTCGTAATCCAAAAGTAATTGAAGATGTTTTATCTAATAATGAAATACTTATTTTAAAAAATTATTATAAAGCATTTCTTGATATTAGTAATAAAACATTACTTTATTTTGATCATAAATTAGCAGATCTTGTTTCAACATTAACCCCATTTTATTTAGGTATTGTTCCTTCTACAAATAATTTAAATATTTTAAAAAATAAATTTGGTATTGTAAATAATTTATATACTTCTAGATTTGATTTTATTAAAATTGAAGATATATATGAATCTCTTGATATTATACCTATAATTAAAAATTGTAGTAATTATACAAAAAAATTAGATTTAATGACACCTGAATGTCCGGCAACCCCTTACAAAAAACCTTTTAAGAAATTTATGAATTTATTAATTAAAAAAAATAAAACTAAAAACCTAAAATTTTCATTAGATAATAAAATTAGAAAAGAATTTAAAGAAAAGAAAATATTAAAACATTCTTATTAGTAACCAAACATTTCTTCTAAATAATCATAACCATTTTTTAATAAATATTTATTTATTCTTTTAGGATGCATAACTTCTTTTATTATTTCTTCTGCTAATGGTTCAAAATTATTTTTAATTTTTTTATAATCTAATTTAAATATCTTTGGATTACTTGATAATTGACACCAATTCATATTTAAAATTATATTTTTATTTATTGATAAATAATTTATAATAATAGGATTTATATTTCTACATAAATTACATAAATCAATTTTATCTAAATTTTTCAGAAGAAAATTACATATAATATTATTTGGATTTTTTGAAATAAAATACCAATTTATTTTTGAACTATTTTTAATTAAAAATTTAGCTATTTCATCATTATCTATAGTACATAAATTAGACCATATTATTTTATTTGGATTATTCATAATAAAATTAATTATTTTTGGATTATTATTTCTTGATAATGAATACCAATTTATTTTATCTATATTTTTTAATAATATATCTGCTATTTTATCATTATTATTTATACATAATTCATTCCAATCTATTTTATCTTGATTTTTTAATAAATGTTCTACTGCAATATCTGTATTATTTGCACTTAAATAACTCCAAGTAAATTTATATATATATTCAGGATGTTCAAAAAGAAATTTAATTATTTTTGGATTTTTATTATATGCTATATTTTGCCATGATACTTTTTCTAAATTTTTTTCCATAATTGTTATTACAGATTCATTTGGATTTAATGATAAATAATACCAATTTATTTTATTTTCATGTTTTTTTAATAATTTAACTTGATATGGATTAATTGACAAACCATGCCAAGATATTTTATCAAAATTTTCTAATAAAAATTTATCATCTTTAACTATTTTTGAAAATACACTCCATATTATTTTTTCAGGTCTTGATTTTAAATAATCTTCTGCTAATGGATTATCTGATAATCCACAATTATCTAATTTATTTTCATCTACCCAATCACATAATTTATAAAAAACCATTAATTATTATTATTATCAGATAATAATAATAATAATCATTTTTTATAAGTAAGTATGAAAGATTGTCCAAAAGGTAAAATATATAATCCTACTACTAAAAGATGTATTTTAATTAATGGTAAAACTGCTAAAAATTTAGAAAAAATAAAAATGATTATTAATAAAAGTAATGATAAATATCAAGAAAAAAAAGAAATGAAAAGTTGTAGTTCTAATAAAATATTAAATCCTGAAACTAATCGTTGTGTTTCTAAATATGGTATTATTGGTAAAAAAATATTAAGTCAAAAATATATTAAATATTTATTAAGAACTAAATATTTAAATTGGGAAAATAATAGTTGTTATATGGATAGTTTATTTATGGCATTATTTCATATAAAATCTTCTTTTATTGAAAAAGAATTTTTAAATGCACCTATTAATGATTTTGGAAATCGTAAATTAAAAGAAATTGGAGAAATGATAAGAAAACAATTAATATCAATTTATAATACAATATCTGGAATAAGTAATGAACATATTAATAGTTGTTCTTTAATTAGAATTTATTTGGATAATTATTATAGATTATTAAAAAAAATTAAACCTAAACTTAAAATAATTAGTTCTAATGATAATTGGACAACTACACAACTTGATATATTTGAATTATTGGAATTTTTAAAAATTATATTTAATATTAGAAATACTACTAAAATTATTGATGCAAATAATCCTCCTTATAATACTGATTTTATTAATATGATTCCTATTGATTTTCTTTTAAATGATGTAGTAAATATAAATGATATTTATCCTTCTTATGAAACAATATATAATTTAGATGCACAAAATCAATATATTGATAAAAATGGTATTAAACATTATACTTATGTTAAAAAGACAGAAATAATTAAAGCACCATTTCTTATTATTCGAATTTCTAGAAATATTGGGTCTACAAAATTAAACACTAAAATCATACCAAAAACTAAATTAATTTTAAAAGAAAATAGTTCTAGATTAATTTTAAATTCTATTATTATTCATTATGGTAATAATTATAATGGTCATTATATTTCTTTAATTAAAAAAGAAAATAATATATGGTATGAATATAATGATTTAAATCCATTATTAAAACCAATTGGTACATTAAGTGATATTATTAGACATAAAAATTATACTAATAATATTGTTGGTCTTATATATGCAAAAAATAAATAATTATTTAAAAATAATTTTATATATTTATTTATTATCATATATGCTAATCGTGGGAATTCCTAAAGAACTTAAATCAAATGAATATAGAGTTTCTTTAATTCCTTCTGATGTAAATAAATTAACTAATTTAGGTATTCAAGTTTATATTCAATCAAATGCAGGTATTGGTGCCAATTTTTGTGATAATGAATATATTGAAGCAGGTGCTATTATATGTAATACAATTCAAGAACTTTATAATAAATCAACATTAATTGTTAAAGTTAAAGAACCACAACCAATCGAATTTGATTTAATTACTGATAAACATACTATTTTTACTTTTTTTCATTTTGCTAGTTCTTCTGAATTATTAAAAAAAATGATTGAAAATAAAACAACATGTATTGCATATGAAACTTTAAGAACTAATGATGGTAAATTTCCAATTCTAGCTCAAATGTCAAAAATTGCTGGAGAACAAGCAGTTTTAGAAGCAAATAAATTTAGATTTTCTTTTACAAATAATAAAAGTGAAGATTTTGATGAAATTACAATTATTGGTGTAGGTAATGTTGGAAAAGCATCGGCATATAAAGCAAAAGAAATGAATTATAAAACAATTAATTTAATTGATAAAGATTTTGAAAAAATAAAAGAATTTAAAAAAGATGGTTTTAATATTTTTGAAATGAATTATTTAAATTTAAGTAAATTATTAATGAAATCTAATATAGTTATTGGTTCTATTTATAATAATGGTGAAAAAGCAACAAAACTTATTATTAATGATTTATTAATATTAATGCCTAAAGATTCTCTTTTTATGGATGTTGCTATTGATCAAGGAGGTATGACTGAAAAATCTAAACCTACTACTGTTACTAATCCTTTAATTAAATATAATAATACATATATTTATTGTGTTCCTAATATTCCTAGTTGTGTTCCTAATAAAGCATCTATTAATTTATCAAATGTTATTTATCCATATGTTATTTCATTGGCAGAAGAAAAAATAAATGAAGAATTACAATCTGCTATTAATCTTAAAAATGGTGAAATTATTCATCCTAGTTTAAGATTACTCTTGCTTCCCTTGCTCATTTAATTTTAGTTTATTTAAACATATTCTAATTGAATCTTTTATTTTTGGTATATTTGGATATAATCGTTCCAATTTATCTGTATTTAAATAATTATTACTTCTTTTTGATTTTAAAATATTATCTTGTTCTTCTATTGTAAAATTTGTCCATGTAAATGATGGGTCTACTATCTCTTTATACATTTCTAAAATTTCATTATGACTTATTAAATCAGGATTTACTAAATTTAATGTTCCTGTTTCATTTTTCTTTATCATATCAATAATAATTGGATAAAAATCTGTTAATACTGTCATACTATTTGGTATAGAACATACTTTATCATAACTTGTTATTTTTGTTATAAAATTTCGCGGATGATGATAATCTACTATTGGCATTCTAATTCTTAAGTTTAGTGTTTTTGGATAAAATCTAATTAATCTATCTGTAAAACCTTTTACAGTTGAATAAGATGAACCAAAAAAATCAGGATCATCACTTTCCAAATATTTCTTAGTTGTTGGATCTTCTTGACTAAATATACATCCTGTACCTAAATAAGTATAATGAATATTATATTTTGCTGATACATTAGCAAGAACTAATGGAGCATATAAATTATCTCTCACATTTTCTTTTAATTTTCCAGGTTGTTCTAAATAATCTATTGTATTAAAACCCTCTCCATAAGTTCTTCCAATAAAACTAATAATATGTGTTGGACTATGTGCAATTATTATATCATGTACTAATCTTTCATTATCTGCTCTTATATTAGTTTCTAAATAACTAAAATCAACATTATCTTGTTCAGTTTCTTTTATATAATTTAAAAATTGTTCTCCTATCCATCCTTTTGAACCAAATATAAGTAATTTGACTTTTGTCATAATTATTTATAAATATAAATTATTTATATCTCTTTATATTTATTTAATTATTCATTAAGGATTTCATTAACATCTATCCATTTATTTAATGCTTTTGAATGATATTCATAATATAAATATATTACTTCATTTTTATTATAATATCCTGCTAAATGACTAAATGAACTTAAACCTAAAACTAATACATCTGCTTTACATAAATGATGAAAAGTATTAAAATTATCCATATCTAAATGAAATGTTAAAAAATCTAATAATTTTAAATCTTTAAATTTATTATCAAAATACTTTGACTGTGAAAATATATGTATTTCTGATTTTTTATATTTATTTTTTAATTTATTTATTAATTTAATATAAAAATTACAATCTAAATAAAATCTTGTTGTAATTCCTTTATTATAATTATCTAAATAATCAATATTATCACCACATATATCTAAATCATTAAAAACTCTAATATGAATTGCTATATTTATTTTATTTTTAAATTTTTCTAAATTATATATTAATGCTCTATTTTTATTCGTTATATCATATCTTTCTATAATTTCATCTTGAATTATTGAATAATATTCATTTGGATTATTATATGTTATTAAATATGGATTCTTTATTTTTATTATATATTTCACTTTTTTATTTTGTAATATTTGTTTTAATATGTCATCTGTTAATATTGGAACTTTTATTTCTTTATATATTTTTTTTTCATCTTCTGATAATTCTAATTTTTTAAAATTAAAAAATTCATCCCATAAATCATCATATAATTTAAAATCCATATTTGTATCATTATGTCCAATATTTACCCTTTTATGTATAAATTGTAATCCATGTTTTTTTGCTAATGCTAATAATGATACTATTCTTTGATATATTGCACCTGCACCTTCTATTTTATTTATATTTAATTCATCTCTTATTAATCCATCATATGATAATAATAACATTTATAATTATTTTTTAATATCATTTCTTTATATTTAAAAATAATCATAATTATAAATAGAATATGAATAGAACTTCCATTTATAAATCTTATAAAAATTTAAAAGATTATAAAGAAGATACTGGTAAATTATTAAAACAACAAGTTTTTTTATCATCATATGTAACTGATAATTATAAAAATATTGATAAAATGTTATTATTTCATGGTATTGGCACTGGTAAAACATGTACATCTATTACTATTGCTGAATCAATTATGAAAATTGATAAAAATATGAAAGTTCTTGTAATTTTACCTGCAAGATTAAAAACAAATTTTATTGATGAATTAATTTCTGAAACTTGTATTTTAAATGAAGATTATAGATATATATCAAAAGAAGATTTTAAAAATTTTACTAATCCTAATATTTCTTCAAATGAAAAAGATAAAATTAGACTACGATTTAATAAAAATATTTCTGAAAAATATGATATTATTTCTTATGAAAGACTTCGTATCAAATTATTAGAATCATCTGATTATAAAAAAACTATTAATGATATTACTAAAAATAGAGTTTTAATTATTGATGAAGTTCATAATCTTATTACTACTAAAATTAAACCAGATAATTTTGATAAAGTTCTTAAAGAAAAAACTATTAATAAAAAATCTAGTTTTATTAATGCATTATTATTACGTTTAATTACTAAACTTGCAGATAAAACTTCAAAAATTTTTTTATTAACAGCAACACCTGTTTTTGATAATTATGGTCAATTTATTCAATTAGTTTTAAATTTAAGTCCCGATTCTAATCCTAATAAAAAAGATTTAGGTTATCTTATAAATCAAATTAAAGGCAAAGTTAGTTTTTATAAAATTAAAGATAGAAGTGAATTCCCAACTGTTGAAACAATTAATCATACAGTTTTATTAAGTCAAAAACAAATTAATTCTATTTATTTAAATAAAAAAAATAGTTCTAATGATGATAATAAAGATTATGAAGATAATCATCAAGATGATGATGAAGATATTTCAGATAAATTTTGTTTAAATGAAAGACAACTATCAATTTCATTATTAGATAAATATCATAAAAATAAAATTTTTAAAAATTTACAAGAATATGCTCCTAAATTAAAATTATTATTTGAAATTATTAATAATCAAAAAGGAAAACACGTTGTTTATTCTAATTTTATTCAATATTGTTTAGAATTAATTGCTGAATATTTAAAAACAAATGGTTGGAATAATTATATTGAAAATGGTTCTAAAAAATATAAAACTTTTATTATTTGGGATGGTAGATTAAAAGATAAAGAAAAACAAGAAGTTAAATCAATTTTAAATTTAAAAGAAAATATGGATGGTGAAATTATACGACTTGTTTTAGGTTCTCCTTCCATTAAAGAAGGTATTTCTTTTAAACATATTCAACATCTCCATCAAATTGATCCCGTTTGGAATAGTTCCGCTAAAGAACAAATTGAAGGTCGATGTATTCGTTTTAAATCACACGATGATATACCTTTAAATCATAAATTTCTTAAAAAAAAAGTTATTATTCATAATTATATTGCTTCATATGGTAATGAAATAAATCAAACATGTGATGAAAATATTTATTATAATATAATTACAAGAAAACAACATATTATAAGTGTAATTGAAAAATTATTAAGTAAAGTTTCTATTGATTATTATCTTTGGACTAATACTGATAAAATACCTCAAAGTCATACATCTTCATCTGATATATCAGTCTTATCTGCTGAAAGAAAAATTAAACATATTAAAATTAATATTAATGCAAAATCAACAGATAAAAATTTAAGTAGTTGTCCTAAAAAAAGACGACCTAGAAAAGGTATTTGTAAAGACCCTTTATATCAATATTTACGTAAAAATAAAAAAGGTATTGATTGTTGTTATTCTAAAAATATATCTGTTAATATAAATACTAATGATAAATCTAATATTAAAAATACATGTCCAGTTCCAAGAAGATTAATAAATGGTGAATGTAAAAATCCTAAATATCCTTTTATTGGATTAAATAAACAAGGTATTCAATGTTGTTATATTAAAAAACAAAAATAAATTAATATTATAAATAAGAATAATGGATAATAAAAAAAATCTAATTATTATTTATAAAATTCATAAAAAATTATTAAATGATACTACTAAATTTATTAATGATATTAAGTCTTTAAAAAATCCTGAATTAGAAAAATCTTATTATAATACTATTTATTATATAAATAAATTTAATAAACCAATTGATAATGATGATAATTATTTTATTAAATTTATTCAAAAAAATAAAAAACTTCAAATTAAATTTATTCAAATATTACGATTATTTTTAAAATTGTTTAATAAAATGAAAGAACATACAATTATTAAAATTTTTAAAAAAATTAATATAATTCCTTTTAAAATTTTATTACGCAAAAGAATACGAAATTATGATTATTTTACAGAACTTATTAATATATATATTTCTATTTATAAAAAAATTCGTTATTTTATTTCAAATTTATTTATTAGTACTAGTTTATTTTTTAAAGTTCCTACAATTAAATACAAACATTATTATAATAATTTTAATAATGTTAAAAAAAATAATTGTGAAATTAATAATTGTTTAGAACAAAATAATAAAGAACTTGAAAATATATATAATAATTTTATTAATGCTAAAAAATTATTAAAAGAAGCAACCGGTAAAAATAAAAATAAAGCAATTCAAATCTTTATTTCTTCTGATGCGTTTAAAAATTATTATAAATGTTTTTATAATAATTGTAATAAAATTTTCTTATCTTATTTAAGAAGTAAACTTAATTATTATTATTCTATTGAATCTTTAAGAGCTCCTATTTATACATATAGATATAAAAAAGAATTTGAAAGAGTTAAAAAAGTTTTTAAATATTCTACTATTAAAACTTATGATGATTTTTTAATTGCAGTTGGTGAATATTGGAATTTTGTTGTAAAGATAAATATTTATATATAGTTAAAATAATAGAGATATTATAAATTATGAAATTAACAGATGATTTAATTACTGACACTTGTAGTACTTCTCAAAATAGTTTTTATTTTGGTATGACACTATCTTTTATTATTTTAATTCTTATTCTTATTAGTATCCGTAATCTTGAAAAATCTAAATGTAAATGTGCTGAAATTCCTGAAAAAAAATTTATTAAAGAATGGTTTACATTCTCTCTAATTTTTCAATCTGTTCTTATTTTATTCTTTATTTTAAGTGATGACCCTTGTTATATTAGATTTATTAATAATCTTTCCATATATCCAATTATGTTCATCTTTGGTATTATTAATATTATTATGGTTATACGTCTTATTATTTATTTATATAAATTAAGAAATAACTGTCCATGTGGTTATGGTAATATTGAAAGATTTATTTTTTGGTATTTAGTTATTATATTATCTATTGGTGCATTTTTAATATCATTATTATTAATTTTATTCTTCGCTACATTTTTTATGTTTTTTCAAAAATCTTAAACATTGTTTATAAATCTAAAATAAATCTAAAATAAATATAGAATAATTTTAAATGTCTAGTAAATCTAAAATTAACAAAAACCTTTATTCATTAATTGAAACTGAAATATGCCCTTATTATAATAAAATAATTTATAGTGTATATTTCTTTATAATCTTTTTTCAAAGTTTAATTATTATTAGTTTAAATAATATTGAAAATAAATCATGTATTTGTGCTAAAATACAAGAAAAAAATTTTATTAAAGAATGGTTTATTTTTAGTATTTTTTTTAATATTATTATTTTAATTTTATTTATTTTTAGTGATATGGCATGTTTCTTTTATCTTACTAAAAAAACTATCCCTTATATTATTATTTCTCTTGTATCTTTAATTTCATTTATTATGTCTATTCGATTAATTTATTATTTAAATATATTAAGAAATAATTGTAAATGTGGTTATGGTAAATTAGAAAAATTTTTATTTTGGTATTTAATTACATTTTTATCAGTTATTTGTCTTATTATTGTATTAATTATTTTATTTACAATTTATAGTTATATTTATAATTCATAAACTAAAAATCATTTTTTTTTGTTCCTCCTTCATATATATATCCATGACCTTCATTTATCATTTGTGCATTTATTGATAAATCAAATTGTGATTTTTCATCTAATTCTTCAAAATTTATTTTTTCATTAAATGCTATTATTAATAATCTTCCATATTTATCAAATTCATAACATTTTATTTTTATTAGTGTTTTATGATTTTCTTTTTGTTCCTCGCAATTTGTACATAAAAACCATAATCTTTGTTTCGCTTCTTGTGCTCTTTTTTTCTTTTCCTCTCTTTTCGGATCTTTTAATGATGGTTTAATTTCACATGTATCATAACCATAAAATCTCGCTTTCATTCTCATTAGTGTTTGATTATATATAAATATTATATCTCCAGTATCTCCATCATAATTTGATAATAATTTAGCATATGTTATTAATCCTTTTAATGTAAATAATGGATATTTATCAATTGTTGCTTCTTCTAATAATTGTCTATCTTTTATATCAATTAATAATGATGTCATTATTTAACTAATAATTAATTATTATTTATATAAATTTATTGATTTAAATTTTTTAAATAGTTATCAAATTTTTTAATAAAATTATTATTAATTTTATATTCAATATATTCATCTATAATTTTTACTATACTAGATGGTAAAATAGATTTTATTTTATATTTTATTATTACATTACTTGATTTATTATCAATATTTTCAATTATTACAAATATTTTCACATTTATTAATTTTAAAATTAATTTTGCAACCTTATTTAATAAATTTGCTTTTAATTTTATTATTATTAAAGAGTCATCATTCTTTTCTAATTTCAATTTTAATTTTAATGGTATTATATTATCTATTATTATTGTACTTATTAATGATTTTAATATATCTGGTATATCATTTATTTTAAATTCTATTAAATCTTTTCGTTTATTACCATTCCATTGTCCTTGTTTATAATCTTTTAATTCATCTATTATTTTTAATATTTCTGCATTATTATTTGTCGTAATCTCAAATAAATATTTATAATTTAAATTATAATTAAATAATAACTCTTTTTCTATCATCTTATTATTATTATTATTATTTTACTTAGTTATTTACGAATTATAACTAAAAAACAAAATAAAGTCATTTATGAAAGTTTTGATTCAATATCTAGAAGTTTTGAATATACCATTTGAAGTGTTACTGGATGATTTAGCATTCTCTGATATTGACGTTTCTTTTTATTTACTTGATATACTTGAATATCTTGAGTTGTAATCTTATATCTTGATGCTGCATCATCCAATGTAATTGAATGATCTTCATCTACTAGTGCTAATGCTTTTACAATTAGACGAGTCTTAATACTACCTTCTGTTCTTTGAAGTTGTTTAGCAATTTCTGTAAAACTTACACCTTCATTAATTTTATCAACTAGTGCATTATCTTCTTCTGTTTCCCATTTTAAACCAGCACGAGAGGTTTCAGGATTTTCACGCTGTTTGCGTAGTTTCTCTTGAAATTGATAATTTGATGTCATTTTATCTATAGGATTTGTCCTGTTTTATTAATAATAATTAATTCTTATATCATTTTTTATATCATTTTTATAAAATAATGTTCTAATATTTTATTAATTATTTTATGAGGATAATTTATATTATTTTTCTCTGATATATATAATATTGTTATTGCAAATGCATAATAATCTGATAATTTAAGATAATAATCTTTATTTTTTTTAATTTCATTAAAACTTATTGATTTTATTTTTTTATTATTTATATTTTCATTTGGTATTTTTGATAATTTTGAATTATATGATATTACTTCATTTATTGTTGAATTTACCAATTTATATATTATTTTTGGTGTTTTTAGTTTTGTTAACATTGGATATGTTAATATTTCATTATTATAAATATATTTATAAAATACATATGGAACACCTATTCTATAAAATTTAATTGGATGATTATAAGTTAGATTTCCATTTTTTGTATTTATAAATGTTGATGATTGTTCTTTTATATAATTTGATGATTCCCAATCTATTATTTTAAATCTTTTTTTACATAAAATTATATTATCTGGTTTTAAATCATTATGAATATAATTATGAGCATTTAATATATCTAATATTTCTATTATCTCTTTTACACATTTATTTAAACTCTTTTCTGTAAAATTTATATTATCTAATGTTTTATAACATTTCTCTAAAAATATATAATAATTATTATGATATGATATACCATATATTTTTTTTTGTTTATAAGAAAATCCTTTCATTATTGTTGTATATTTACTTATATCTCCTTTGAATATTTCTATTAATTGTTTATATCCTTCTAATTCATTATTAAAGTTTTTTGAATTTGAACCAAACATTATACTCGATGTCTCGAATTTTTTTACTAAAACTTTTTTCGATCTTTTCTTTATTTCTTTAAGTATCAATTTATAATCTTTTTCTGTTTCTATTTTAATTTCTTCTTTTTCTGTTATTAATTTAATTTCATTTGGATTTTTAACTTTTTTTTTTAAATCATTATATAATGTATCATCATCTTCTATATTTGTATTATACATTTCCATAACAACACCCTTAAAACCTCTATTAATTATTTTACCTCCTTTTATTATTATACTCATGATTCTAAATTATAATAATTTTTAAAAATAATTTAAGATTATTTTAATATTAATTTTATAAAAAGAATAATCATTATTAAATTATGAATGCATATATTGCCCCTCAAACTTTTAGAGAATGGCATCCTATTGCTATTGATAAATCTATTAATAAATATAAACCTTTTGTTTTTAATATTGGTACATTACCTATGATTTTATGGATTAGTCATTCTCAAAATAAGAAATTTTATAATCCTCTTATTAATGTTTGTAAATATATTGGAAATAATCTTAAACATAGTAAAATTAATAATAATTCTTTAATTACTCCCATTTTTAATCATATTTATAATGAAACTGATAATTTTGGTTCTATTATTAATAATAATGGTTTAATTTGGTGGAGTTATAAATCTTATTATAAATTACCATATATTTATCAAATAATTAAAAATAATCAATATTCTCATAATTTTCAAATAGATATTAATACTGATTTAATAACGTTTATTTTAAATTTTATTTCCTTTTTTGACAGTAATAATAATCATGATAATAATCATCATTTTTATCATAATAAAAATAAAAAATTAATTTTAATTATTAATAAAAATTTTAAAATTTTTTTTAAATATCCATACACTATTATTATTAAAAATAGAAATTTTAAAGCAACCTTTGTTATTTCTATTTTACCTTTAAATTTAAATAAACTTCGTATTTTTATAACTACATATAATCCATTTAATAATATTTTATCAATGTTATCTATGAATTATATTAAATATATTTTTGAAAATTATATCGCAAATGATAATATTTATATTAAAAATTTCTTTTTATTTAAAAAAGGCATTAATAATCATAATAAATATTTAGAGATAATTTATGAAACTTATAAAGATTATATGTTTCTTACTGAATATACTATTAATCAATTTTTAATTAATAAAAATTATTATTAATTTTTATTATTAATATTTATTATAAAAAAAATGATTTATTTTTATTTATTTATTATTATCATAATGGAATCTATTAATATTCTTTATAAACAAATTATTAATGAATATAATCGCGAACCTTATTATTATTATTATGATTATTTATCTATTAATGATGATAGAGTTGGTCGAAGAGTTAGTTTTAAATTATATTTTGAAAATAATAATCTTAAAGCTGATTTTCGTGAATGTTCTAGAAATAGAAATCAAATTATAACATCTCTTGAAGATTTTAAACTTAAATGGATGTTATTTTATAATGATTTAACTTAAATCATTTATAAAAAAATTATATACTTTTCCTATTTTTTTTATTTGTGCATTTGATTGCTTTTCTAGTTTTTCTAGTTTTTCTATATTTATTTTATTTAAACCATCTTCATTTAATAATGGTAATATATAATTTCTTAAATCTTCTGAAGATATATCATAAGTACTTATAATTGTTCTTATATCACTAAGTTGTTCTTTATTTTCAATCAATTCTGAATAATATACAGATGATTCAAAATATCTTATTTCAGTTAAATCTTTTATTGTATAAGGAAATGCATTTTTATCATCATTTATAAAATTTTCCATAGCAATAAAATTTGGTTTAATATTAAATTCAATATCATATATTAGTTTTTGTGTTATTTTTTCAAAAAATATCTTTTTAGATTCTGGTATTATTATTGCACTTTTTCTTTCTCTTGTTCCTGATGAATTGATATTACGATTAAATGAACTTATTGTTGTTTCGGTCTTTTCTTTTATTAATGATATTATATCTTCTATAAATATGTTAAACTTATCTGATTTATTAAGTTCTTCGTGTATTTCTATATATGCATAATTATATATCTTTTTTATTTGTTGAATTAATAATAATAATTCAGGACATACTGATAATAAATTTTGACCTAATATTTCAATTTTATTATATTTATTTAATTCTTTATATAATAAATTAAAAATTATTACATTATTTAAATTTTCTATATTATTAAATAAACTATTTGTTAATATTTTACATTTAACACCTATATTAACATTATCGAAATTTGTTTGTTGAATTGGTGTTATCACTTGTTGTAATAATGTATTTGTTTTATCTGATTGTAATCTTTGATATGTTAATTTAAAACGTTGTGGTGATGATAATTCTAATGATGTTGTTGTTATTGATTTTAATGTTAATAAATCATAAATATAATATTTAAGTTTTTCAATACAATCATGAATATTATTTTCATTATTTGTAATCTCATTTTGTTCATTTATATCAACATATATAAATACTTCTATTATTTTTAAAAATTTATTTATATTTATTAATAAATTTCTTATTAATTCAGTATCTGATAATAAATCTATCGAACTTGATATAATTATACTTTTAATTTTTTCTATTACTATTTCAATTAAATTTGATATTTTTAATAAAAATTTTTTTACAAACAATTTAAATAAACTTTTAATTATTTTTGAATTTTCTGAATAAAAATCAAAATTTATTCTATAAAATATTATATTTGTTAAATAATATTCTATTACTTCTTCCTTTATTACATTTTTTTTTAAATTTTTCTTTATATGTTCCAAATAACTAAATATTATCGTTTTTATATAATTATTTACATTTGATATCGTATTCGGTTTTTTATATATTTCTCTTATATTATATATCATTGTAAATTGTCTTATTAGTGTTAAATAATTTATCTTTGATTCTAATGCATTTATTATATCTGATTGTGCTATATTTAAACGTCCATCTACTATCATTAAATCATTTCTTTGTTTAATTAAATCATTTATTATAATTGAATGTGTTTCATTAAATGTTTTATAATTTATTGCAAGTTTATTTATATAATTTTCTATTGTATTTTCTTGTGGTTGTGTTATTGGTTCTAATTTATTTACTGGTATTAAAAAATCATTTAATTGTTTTAATGATGAATCATCAGATGGTTTATTTCTTTCTATATATAATCCACATATTTCTTGAATATTTTCTCTCAATTTATATAAATTTTCAAAATCATCAAGTATTTTATCTTTTTTAAATTCTTGTATAATTGTTTCATACATCTTATTTAATATTTCATTTTGATTTTGAATTATTACACCATCTTGTTTAAAATAAATCTTGTTATGATCTATATTTCTAAAAATATAATTTATAGTTTTAAAATGATTATATAATTCTGGTGTTACTTTTACATCTATATCATTAAATACATCATAATTATTATTTATAAATTTTGGTATTAAATACATATTTATTAAACCCATTAATGTTAAAAATGTAAAATTTTTATTATTTATATTATAAATTGAAAATGCATAATTTGATGCATCTGGATATATAACACTATTCCCTTGTCTTATTATTGAATTTAATAATGCTAATTTATCATTTCCTATATAACATAAATCTGTAGGTGTTGCATATAATGGTGTATTTTTTAAACAATTATAAAAATATGTAAATAATATTTTTCCCATATCACCTGCTCTTTTTAAATCAAATAAACAATGTGCTATTTTTATTTTAGTTTCTATTTTAAAATTACTAATATTATTATGTTGTATATTTTCCTCTAATTCTATAAATTTAGATATATATATTAAAAATAATAAATTATAACCTCTTGAACCTAATTCATCTGCACCTCGTTTTTTAAATAAATTTATAATTTCATTTATATTATTTTTATTATCTAATATTTTTATTATATTTATTATATTTCTTCTTGTATTTAAAGATTCTGTTCCTTCATAACTATTTCTTAAAGTTGTTAAATTTACTGCATAATAATTATCTGCTTTTTTATTTGTTTCTGATATATATATATATTTATCATATGATAAATCCAATTTTAAATATATTAAATCACTTATTATTACTGGTATTGTTTTTTCTATTGCACTTGAATTATTAAAAATTATTGCTGTCTCATATTGTTTTGTTATTGTATCATAATAATATACATTACTAAACATTTTTCTTAAATTTAATGTATATGCTTTAAAACTTTCTAAATAATCTCCTAATAATGATACATTTGTATCTGTATTAAAATTTTTATTATTAAATATTAAATCTGTTATATATGCGTATTTTTTAATTTCATTTGAATCTAATTTATTTATTTCTGTTATTACATTATCTATTTTTATTGGATAACTATCAAATATATCTTCATATGTATATAATCTATTTTCTTTTACAAATTCCTTTATATTATTTTTTATTGATTTCCATATAGTTGTTTTTGATATTATTTGTTGTATTTGACTATTTTTTATTATACCTGATTTACTTAATTTTGAACAATAATCTTGTATTCCTTCTGATTTTCCTACATTCATATTACCATCTGATATAAATTTTAAAGTATCTGTTAATAATATATCTTTTATAAATTTTTTTGTATTTTCTTCAATTAATTTTAATTGTTTTTCATTATTTATTATTACTCTTCCTGTAATATTTGGATTATTTTTTTTATATTCTATTAAATTATATACACTAAAATATAATATATTATCTATTATCTGATTTGACTTTTTTAATAATTCATTAAATAATATTTTTTCCTCCAATTTAAATAATGGTTTTAATTCGTTATCCATTATTTTATCTTCCTTATATAACCATGATTCGGGTATCTCATTTGAATAAATATTAAAATCATGTTTATTATCAAATATATATTGAAATTTTAAAAAACTATTTTGATAACTATTTATTGGTATATATTTACATGAACCACCAATTTGATTATATAAATACTTTTCATTTTCATTATTTTGTATCTTATTTAAAAACATAAAACAACATTTTAATAAACCATCCATATAATATTCGTCTTTTGATTTTTTTTCATTATCATTTATATTCTCTATTATTTCTTCTTTAAATATATCAAATATATATAAATATGATAAATCACTTCCTGTTTTAATTGCTGATATATATGATGGTTTAAAATTATAATTATTTACATTTATATAATTATTTATTTTTTTTATTGGTTTTGACTTTTTTAATTTATATGATGGTAATTCTTTTGGTAATGAATATGATTTTAAATTTATTTTTTTTATTTTTTCTGATTCAAAATCTTTTGGTAATGAATTATATTTTAAACTCGTTTTTTTTTCATTTAAATTCATTCTTGAAAAATCTATATTATTTGGTTTAATTTCTTCATCTTTTCTTATTGTACTTGCAGTACTTATATTACTACTTGTTCTTCTTGATGAACCTTCATTTATATTTAAAAAATTTTCTATTTGTTTTGTTAATTTATTAATTGAGGTTGTCCTTTTGCTTGGTAATGACAATGATTTTGTTTTGTTATTTAAATCATCTGAATTTTTTTTTCTTATATTTTTTAAACTATAAGTTTTTAATTCTTTTGATTTAGGCATTATCTTTTTCTATTTAAATCATATATATAAAAAATGATTTATATTTATCAGTTATTTTTATAATTATGACAACTGATATTGAAGACTTAATTATTATTAAAAAAGAATTATTAAATACTGACAAAAATTCATTTAATTCTATCGATTTTATTAAAAAAATTAAAAAAGATTTTAAAATTAATTGTTCTAAAATTAATCTTATTAATGCTTATAATGACCTTGGATTTGATGATTTTGAATTTAAATCTAAAATTGTTAAAAAAATTCAAAAATCTCAATCTGGTATTGTAAGTATTACTGTTCTTACTAGTGGTACTCCTGAATATACTAATAAAGATGGTATTAGAATTAAAGGTACTTTTAGTTGTCTTCATAAATGTTCTTTCTGTCCTGATGAAAAACCCAGTATTGATAATAATTGGGTTCAACAACCTAAAAGTTATCTTTTTACTGAACCTGCCGTTCTTCGTGCAAATCAAAATCAATTTGACCCTATTAAACAAATGAATTCTAGAATTTCATCTCTTATTCGTATGGGACATATTGTTGATAAAATTGAATTACTTGTTTTAGGTGGAACATGGAGTGAATATCCTAAAGAATATCAAGAAGAATTTATTACTTCTCTTTATTATAGTGCTAATATTTATTATGATTTTGAACCCAAACGAAAAATTAAAAGTCTTGAAGATGAAATTGAATTAAATGAAACATCTAAAATTCATATCATTGGTTTAACTCTTGAAATGCGTAGTGATAGTATTAATATTAATGAAATTAAAAGACTTAGACGTTTTAATTGTACTAGAGTTCAATTAGGTATTCAACATACAAATAATGATGTATTAAGAATGAATAATAGGGGTGAATCTGTTCAAACAACTATTAGAGCACTTAAGTTACTTAAAAATAATTGTTATAAAATTGATGCTCATCTTATGTTAAATTTATATGGAAGTTCGCCTGATTTAGATAGGGAAATGCTTAATCAAATTTTAGAAAATCAACATTTACAAGTAGATCAATTAAAAATTTATCCTTGTGCTGTCGTTCCTTTTACTAAAATTAAAGAATTATATGATGCCGGAATTTATAAACCTTATGATGATAAATATTTATTTGAAATTATTAAAGATTTTAAAATTAATATTAAAAAATATTTTAGAATTAATAGAATTATTAGAGATATTTCTGGTCATTATATAATTGCTGGTTATGACCAGAAATTTACAAACTTACGTCAAGTTTTAAATGCTGATATGATTAAAAATAATTGGTCTTGTAAATGTATTAGATGTAGAGAAGTTAAAGGTAATAAAATTACTTTAGATGATGTTAAATTAGAAATAATTGAATATAAAGGTAATTGTGGTGACGAATATTTCATTTCATTTGAAACTCATAAATTTTTAATTGGTTTTATTAGATTAAGATTAAATTATGATTATTCTGATAATAAAATTATAGATGATCTAATTGGTTGTGCTCTTATACGTGAATTACATGTATATTCAACTTTATCTGATGTTGGCAATGATTTAGGTTCGCATTCATTACAACATAAAGGATATGGTAAATCTTTAATTACAAAAGCTGAAGAAATAGCAAAAAATAAAGGTTTTAAAAAAATGGCAATTATTTCTGGAACTGGTGTTCGTAATTATTATAGAAAACAAGGATATGAATTAATTAATACTTATATGATTAAAGATATTAGTTAAGCATATAAATGCAAATAATAAAGTAATATAATTTAATTTAAATTGTAAATCCTTTATCTTTTTTTTATTTATTTTATTTGTTAAATATACATAATATTCTAAATTTGATAAATTACGTATTTTATTTTCAATTATTTTCTTAAATTCTTCATTATTAAACCATTCTTTTAATTCATCAATTCCATATTTATTATATCTATTCAGTAAATGTATATCATTTGTAATTTTTTCTCTAACATATCTTATAAATTCATCTTCTAATAAATCTTTTATATCATCAAATTTATTATAATAATTATCTATTTCATCTATTATTTCATCTGATGGTATATATATATTTTTATTCATATTTATTATTTTTATACAATCATTTACTAATTTAAATTCATTTTGTATACTCATTTTATTTCTTTATTATAAAGATATTAACAAAAATAATCATTTTTTATTTAACATAAATTATATATATCACTACAACTTCTACTTATCTTTTTTTTACTTCGCTTAAATTGTATTAATTTATTATTAAAATCTACTTCTTTTCGATTTATATATGTTATTTGGTCTAATATTATTTTTAAATATTTATCCTCTATTTTTGTATGTAATATTTCACTCTCATTTTTTTTTGAAAAATCATAAAATAATATGAAATTATCTATTTGTATTAATATTATTAAACTTATTATTATATTATTATAATATTCTTTTGTTAAATAATTAATAAATATTGGTGCTATACTATTATTATATATTATCGATATACAATAAATTAAACCTAAAAATAATACTTTTTTTATCATATTTTATTATCAATTATCAATAATCAATAATCAATAATCA